GAAGCCAAAGATTGCTGGGGATTGCCCTGACTCTGCTTCAGGGATGAGATTACCCCAAGTCTCATACTTGCTATCAGTTGAGCCGCGACGGGGACGAATGAGGGGAGCATGTGCCCGAGCGACGTGAGAATCTGCTCCGCGAGCTGGGCGTGCTCCAAGACGACCTGCATGAGCTGGCCCGTTGGCGGGGTGCCCTGCGGATTCCCAGAGAGCGTCGCCAAGTCCGGCGCCTTCTTGTCCGATAGAGACGGTGGTAGAGGCGGCGGTGAATCGAGCCGCGAAGGGCGCGTCTTGTCGGTCTCCATTGAGGGCATCTAGGGTCTCGCCTCGCCGAGCTACATCTTCTTCCCGGAAGGACCGTGTTTATAGCCTTTCCCATCACCCTTTTTGTTCCCGCCCGGATGTTTCGTGTGGGTGAGCTTGCGGACGGAGTCGCCGTGCTTCGTGGCGATCGAGTTCGCCGGGCTGCCGCCTACGAGTTCCTTTGCGTGGTCGTGACCTGCCATTATTTGCTCCTTCGGGGGATGGAGGCCCCGGCCTTACGAGCTTTGCTGAGTAGGATGGCCGTCCGCTGCTTCGCGGCATCGGAGGCTCCGAATTTGCGCGCTGTTCGAGCGAGTTGCTTCGGCGGATTCGATTTAAGTTCGTGGCCGACGCGCTCGAGAATCGCCCGGTCACTCATTTCGATGCGACCGATTTGGCGGCTTTGGCGAACTGGGCCTTTTTCGCCTGCTTGCCGCCCTTGGCAAGCCCTTTCGATATGTTCTTCGAGGTGGCTTTACCAAAAGAGCCCACGGTGCCCTTCCGCTTCATCTTCGCCGCAGCATGTTCCATCCATAGCGGGTCGTTGGCCATGATTTAGAGATAACCTCACTTTCAGAGCGAGTGCAAGCCCGTTCATCAGTTATTTCCCAATGCAATCCAGTTCACTACCGGGCTGAGGTTCGTGCCCGCTACACCAGTAAACGTCAGAATCGGTTTCAATCGCAGCGTGGCCTTGTTCGCAATCGTCACCGAAGCCGCGCCGTCAATCTGTTGCGCTACGCCCGTGGATGGCGGAGTGATTGCCGACACCGTGCAGGTATTCGCGCCCGCCGTCTGAATGTTTTTAATCGTGAGGGTGGACACCGTATCCCAGCTCGCATCCGGCAGAAGCAGGTTGACGTTGCCGCCCGATGGGTCGCAATAACAGGCGGTATATACGCAGTCGGCATCCTGAATCGGAATGTTGGTCGTGCCCGCCACGCTCTTGAATGCCGCCGTCGCCATCGTCCAGCTATCACTGATGGAGAATGTCGCGGAGCCGGTATAAGAACCTGCCGTTGGCGCGATGCGGTCTTGCAGGTAGGCATGTGTATCGGCAAGGGGAGTAACAGGGGCAGAGGAATTTCCTGCCGTGATTTGGCCCGGTCCGCCATAGCCCCCAATGTAGGAAATCATCAATTCATTGGAGCCAGTTGTGGTGACGGCTGCGGATGCCGGAGCAGTGCTGCTGCCAACCGCGCCAACAGAAGTCACGTCGAGCGCCGCTGCGGTCAGAACTCCCGCATATTCCTGTGCTCTGAGATAGGGATTCGGGCAAGACTGGTTGAAGTTTGCGGTGATGGTTTCCGCCCCTCCCGTGATGTTCATGGCGTACTGGGCTACGGTCTGCGAATCCCCGGCGTGCTGCGCGGTGGCTGCCGTTACCGTGTTCCAGGTGCTTGTGCGCGTGTCAGTGAAGGGCAGAGTGATGGTTGTGCCGGAAGAAACGGCGCAGACAGCTTCGGCAAAGATGAAGTTTCCCGCCGTAACCGGGAAGCCAAACGTGCAGGAAACGGAAGTGCCGCCGCCACTGGCGCTAATGCAATTCTGCAAATTCACGCGGAAGGGTAGCGTTGTCCCAGTCCCTTTGTAGATGCCGGGGCCATTGGGGTTTCCGCCAGCGCGGTTGTAGGCGTGGATATAGTTCGCGCCGTAGATGTATTTCTCGGCAAAGGCCGTAGGGTGGATGCAATCGACGTTGAAATAGGTGGCGTTGGAGCAAGCGCCATCTGCACCGAAATTGACATTGGCCGCGTGATCTACGATGAAGTCGAAGTTCGTCGGCACCTGTTGCCGAAGGATTGCGTTGTAGGCATCCTTGAAGGCTTCCGAGCCGGTATGCGAAATCATCGTGCCGACGCCGCATTTCCAACCAGCCGCACGGCGCTGCCTGCAAAACCCTGCCGCTAGTTGCGCCTCAAGCGTGGCTCCGTTCGTTGTGTCGTTCGCGCCCCATCCTGAACTGGTGATATTTCGAGCAGCGTTCTTCCTGAAATATGGGTCAACGCTGAGATTCCCAATAGCGCCTTCCGACAGGATGCCCGTTCCGCTAACTCCCTGATCGCTTACGGCAAAATTTCCTACGAGGTTGTCGGAGGGCCAGTTGACGGCGGAAGTGATGGAATCCCCGGCTGGAACAAATTGGTCGATGTTGTCCGTCCCGCCACTGCTGACGAATACTCCCCGCGCCGCCATCGCGTTCTGCATGAACTGCGCGTTCTGGGCAACTTCGGCAGCCGTCAATGCGCGGTTATAAACCAGCAGGTAGTAGACGTTGGCCGTCAGGAATTTGGCGGTTATGCCGCAGAGCTGGAAATTCCCAACGGTCTGCACGCCGATAGAGCTTCCTGTCTGGATGTTGGTTAGAACGCTTGCCCCTACATAGAAAATGTCCGGGGCGTTCATCACGAAAGCGGCGGAGTTTGTGCCGCTGAAGGGGCTGGTGGGGCCGGACAGATACGCCGATCCGACGCCGTTCCCGCTGCGGAACCTTGCGCCTCCCTGAGTTTCCTGTCCCCATGTATCCGTTACGGTGGACTGAAAAAGCCGCCAGAAAGCGGAGTTTGCGAGCGCACCATTCCCGCCGATGATTACCTGGTCTTTTACGCTGGCAAGAAAAGTGGCAAGGCTAAGATTATTGGTTGCGCCGACATTCGCGGACATGAAAATCTGGAAAGTCTTGGCTCCGTTTAGAGCGGCGGGCAACCCCACGGCCCCAGTTCCAGCACAGGAGATGCCGCCCGTAACCGGGATTATGGTTGGCGATGTGCTTACGCAGCCCGTGGCGTTGTTGCCGCTGCCAGAAGTGTCTGCGAGGGCGCAGGGATTCTCCGTTGCCAGCATTTGATACTGGCCGATTAAGCCGGTAGTGACTGGAGAGCCGGTGCCCCCACCGCTTGTGCCTCCACCCGGAGGCGTGTATTGCGCCCTCGCAGGAAGTGTGCAGATTGTCGCTATGAGAGCCGTGATTAAGAATCGTAGCCGCATATAATGTCACCTTCGGAAGTAGAGGACGTTGACCTTGTCGCCGGTCGTACCGTTCACGTAGATAGTCGAGAGACTATAGGCTCCGGGCGTGCCCACGTCTGGGAGGAATTGCGTGCCGCCCGGAGCCATGATGACACCAGGCTTCAGCCCAGAGGCGACCGTGACATCGGAGCCGCCGAGCGTCATCCCCGCGGCGTTGTTGGTCGAGACAGATTGGACCTGAACCCATGTCGCGGCAGCGCGCGTCGTGGAGAGTTGGACGGCGGTCCCGGTGGATGCGATTGTTACCTGGGCTTCATACAGCATGGTGGAGTCCTCCCACTAACATCGATAGATTGGTCTGAATCAGTTGGGAAATCAACCGCGTTCACGACGTTCACGATGAGCCGCCGTTTGTTGGGAGCGTCGCGAGCGCAGCCTTGCGGGTCATCTGGCGCTGTGAATATGTCTGGAGGGCTTGGCCGAGCAGGTAAGCGAAGAGGATTGGGTCGTGGACGTTCTCGGTGATGGAGACGGTCTTGGTGAGAGGGTTGATGACGATTTCGATGCGGAGGTCGTGCTTGCCAGCGTCGATGCGGGTGGGGTCGCTCACTTGGACTCCGTGATCTTCCCGGCTCCGCCCATCTTGGGCATCGTTTCGCCAGAGGCTTTGCGGCCGGTGGCGCTCACTTGCGGCGTCAGTCCCATATTGTTCTGAGCGATTAGGCGGTCGGTGATGGTGATGGCACCATCGGGAGCTTTGCCCGCGTTCGGGATGCCGAGCTTCTCGAACAATGTCCAGATATCCATGAGTCCAGCTCTCATAAGCTGGATGTAAAGGAGCTTGTCCGTCACCTCGGACGCGCTCAGCAACGAGCCCGGCGCCACGTCATACGTGAATTGTTTGAGGAACCACTTCGCCCGGATATGGCGCTCGACGTTCTTCCCTTCCTTCTGATGCTCTTGGGACATGTAGGCGGGAATCATCGTGCCCGCGTCATTGTCAGCGTCCTCGAAGGTCATCCCTTCGTCGCCGAGCACAGCGAGTCGGTCTTCGAGAGTGTAGAACTGGAAGACGTTCGAGAGAGACATCATCGCAAACTCGCGCAGCGACGCCTCTAGGACTCGTGAGCGCATCCTGATAGCAGGTGACATCGCCTCGAGAATCTTCTCCACGGTCTCGGTCGAAGGGATCTGGCCGAGATTCATGAATTGCTGCATATCGCGGACGCCGCTAATCTTGTCCATCTCGTCGCGGAGGTCTTGGATAGCCAGTTGGACGGAGGGATCCAGAGGCTGAGCGTACTGAAGCTCAGCGTTCTTCCCTGCGACGGGATTGGTGCGGAGCTTCAATCCAGCTTTGCGCGTGTCGATCGCCGCCATCGCAGCGCGAGAGATGGCGTTCTTGTCGGCGATGAGGTCGGGGCGGAAGACCTTTTGGTTGTGGTCCGAGACGCCGCGGAGCAGGCGATGGAGTTCGTCTTGGAGCGTGAGGATGTCCATGAGCGGCGGTTTACCCAGCCACGTCCACGGCCATGGGTCCAAGGGAATCTTCACGATAGGGAAGAGGCCGTGCCAGTAGATATTCGGCCCGTCGCGGAGGACACAAGTGCGAGTGAAGGTGATGGTGCGACCGCGAGGATAGATGCGGTCACCAGGGTCTACCCAGTAGGACCAGTTCGGGTGCTTCTCGGGCGTCCCCTCCCCCACCCACACGCGCGAAGCGCTCTCGTTCCGGCGGAGGTCGTGAACGTGCAGCGTGAACACATCGGCGGAGGGAATGGTCATGTGCGCCGCGGGCTTGCCGCCGAGCGATGCCCACAGATTCCGCATGAAGCTCGAGAAGCCCATGCGCTGCATCGTGGATTGGGCGCGCGTGACCTTTTCCATCATCGCCGCCGACATGTCGCGGTCAGCTTTGATTAGGCCGCGGTCCCACTGGCGAGGGTATTTGGCGCGCAGGTAATTGAGCGGACGCTCACGACGGACGATGAGGCCCATTGCATCTTGGATGGAGATGTTGTTCGGCGGGCGAATAGGGAGGCAATCACGCGGGTCCTCAGGCGAACAGTCATTGTCCCCCGTGAACTCGTTGTAGAAGAGGTGAGCGTAGCCGGAGCCCGCGACCTCGGCGTACTTGATGCAGTCGCAGAACTTGAGGTCGATGAGGCGCGAGGTCCACCAGTGCTTAGTGAGCTTGTTCCCGAGCACCGCCTGTTGCTCGTAGCGCTTGTTCTGCGTGGTGTAGTTCCAGAACGGTTTGATGTCGGTCATCGCGCCGGCGAAGTCGAGGGCGATCTTGCCGAAGCGATTGTCGATGAGCTTCGAGAACGAGCCGGGGACCATATCGCGGGAGTAGTCGCCCATGATGTAGTCGATGCACGTCGAGATTTGCGAGTAGCCGACTTGGGACTTGAGGAAGGATTCGCCCTCGGCGAGCGCGTCATTGGCCCAGCCTAGAACGGCGTCGAGATGCTCTTGCTCACTATCATTGAGGCTTCCTGCGGGGGCTTGGGGCTCGGCCATTTAACGCTCATTCCAAAGGCGGCCATATCGGCTCTTGGTCTTTACGACTCGCCCCAATCGCGCCGCACGACGAAGTACTCGCCGAGATTCTTCACGGGAGCCTCCGCGACCGTAGAATGTCTTGCCATCGGAGCGAAGGCCGATAGAAACCCATCCAGCCGAATCGATGGTGTCGTGAAGTATCTTGAGCGTCATCGCCATCCTAGATTATCCCTCTCGTCGATTCGCGGAACCGTTCGTAGCGCTTCTCTTCACTCGGCAGGCGCGGGTCGGTCCCTCCACCATCGTAGCCCCGGCCACCACGGTTGAAATTCGAGTCCTCGTGCAGGACGTTGTTCTCGCGGCAGAATCGGTCCATCTCGCGGGGCGCAATCACAAGGCGCTCGCAGCCCGGCGGAGTCGGCGCGTCATTGCGGCCGGGGTAGCGAATCCGGCCCTGCTTGTCGCGGAACACCACGGCGAGATTCTTCTCAAGCGCGGGAATCGTAGGGCGGAGGCGGAAGACCTGCTCCATCTCCCGTCCGCACTCAAGGTGGACTATGCGCTCGGGGACTTTCATCACGAAGAGGTCATCGACCTGAGCGCCACAGGGACACTCGAGGTCAAGATACTTGGGCATCTCTGGCTCCCTTAATACTTCTTGCGGCCGGAGGCGGACTTCTTCTCGCCCTTCTCCGCCTTGCCGAAGGGCTTGGACTTGCCGATTTCGCCGCCTGATTTGCCGAACTTTGACTTGAACTCTGGCTTCTCTTTACCGCCGAATTTAGCCATCTGGGTTACCTCTTTGGGATTGGAGATGGGCTCCGATTACGAGCCGGGCTTGTAGATATGAGGGACGTTCTCAGCTACGGAAACTTTGTGGACAATGCCACGAGCACCTTTGGATGGAGCGTGATTGCCCCGCCATGTGGCGCGGTCAATGTCGTTGAGATAGCGCTGGGAGTGCTCGAGGTCGGTTTCGGGGCGGGTCGTCTCGTCAATGGGAGTGGGGATTGGAGATTTGGATTTCATAGAGGCTCCTTTACCACGGCCTCAAGCCAGTTACACGTTCAAGGCCGAGAATGACTTCCTTCTTCACGTAATCCTCGAGAGTCTTCCGTTCGGACTTCGCGCGAGAGGCGCAGCGAGCGAGCACCCGCTCTGTGAGTTCGATGGTGATATCGCCGACCTTGAGGTTGACGACAGTCTTGATCTTCTCGATTGCAATCTGAGCATTCGGGATGAGATGGCCTCCAGTGATGCGTTCGAGGTCAGCACGAGTGGCGGAGTCAAAGTAGAGCCCTCGGCCTGAGGTGTGCTCGACACACGTTCGCAGTCGGTCGCTCAACACTTTCTCGACGCTCACGTTGATGGATTTCGCTTGTTCCTCGTACTGATGGAATAGCGAGTCGGGGAGCATGAGGATGACGCGAGTGCGCGATTCGCGCTGAGACTGCCCATAGGCGTCGGGCGGCTTCGGCGGGTCAACGATTTGTGCTGGAGGATGAGAGGACATCTTCGTGTCTCCATTCTGGAATGTAGCATAGAACCGCGAGGGTGCAATGACTTTCGCTTCGGGGCCGACAATCACATAGGGGATGTGGTGCTTGTCGAAGAACTCTACCGAGGGGCGGAGGATGGGGTCAGAGCCGTCCCAGAAGAGGAGCGCGGAGTCGAAGTGAGTGTCAAGATGCGATGAGTTATAGGTGGGAGTCCATTTGATTGGCGCCGCGGGATACTCATTGAGCTGGAGGATTGTGCGTCCCAGTCCGTTCTTGGATGCGATGTGGAATTGAGCCGGCGCGAGCGATTGAAGGTGAGTGTGGACGGCGGTGAGATTGACGTATTCGTAGCTGAAGAGGACGATGACTTGGCGCGTCTGAGCGGAGTCAGTCATCTCCGAGCGCCGCCACCCGCTCATCCCACGACGCTACCATCTGGTCGTAGCTTATGTCAGAGGCTTCCCACCGCGGCGCGTTCTGCTCGCTCGGACGCTCCAAGGGCTCTAGGTTCTCTCGCGTGGACCAGTCGTGCATCGCCCACAGATTGAACAGGGTGGACATCACCCTATCATCGTGGCGGCCGTAGCGCGCTTCACCGATTAGGGTCCAGAGGTCCGAGACGCAGTCGGCCATCTCCTCGACGAGCCACTTCGACTTAAGCACGACGCCGTACTTCTGGATGTGATGGAGTCCGCGCATCCACAAATCCTTATTGGCGGAGCGTGACGAGTACCACCAATACTGTTGAGTGCGGCGGACGGCGGCGGAGCCCCACTGCGTCCACTGCCACAGATTCGTGTAGGCGTAGCGGTCTACGAGTTCGCGGAGCGTGACCGCTCCAGGCCCCGTAACCTCTCCAATGAGTAGAGCCTGACCGTCCTCATGGCTTCCCCCGTACAGTAGTCCAATAGTCGCAGCAATTGGGGCGATGTCGATAGCGTCAACCGGGGCAGCGAATTCAGCCACCTGCACGTCTTGACGTCCGTCTCGTCCAGCACGAAACACCTCGATACACGCATTATCTGTGTCGAGGTCGGCCTCGGTTCGGAACTCTCTGGACCAACCGGCACGTCCAACTGTAGGGTCAACAGACACGACGTAAGTGGAGTCATTGCGAGGTTCCTCCCACACGAACAGGATTCCCCGTTCGTCTTCGTCGTCCGCTGAGTAGGGCGTGACGGTCCTGTTTCCAACTCTCCACGATTTGGGCTCGGTTGTCATTCGCCTTCGCGCCACATCCAGATGGAATCGACTGCGAGCTTCGCCTTGGGAAGAAGTTCGTTGACTGCCCTCTTTACACCAGGGAACACATCGTTAGAGCCGTCCGTGCCCTTCTGTTCGTAGTCGTGCCCACAAATAACTCCACCTTTGGCTAAGTGCGGGAGCCATGCTTCAATATCAGCCTTAATATCTTCATAGTCATGCCCAGCGTCTATAAATATCATGTCGAATTTGTCGCCATTGAGCGACTGAGCGGCGTTTAGTGATGTACCCCGCAACACCGTCAGATTCGTGTGCTCCCCAAGATTCCGCATGAACTCCTCGAACAGATAATCAGTAGGCATCACGCTCAAGATACGCTGCCCGGCGATTTCCATTGCACGCCGAGTGTCTGCGTCGCCACCCCAAGTATCAACGGCAGTAACGCGGCCCTTCGTGTTCTGCACCAGCGCCTTCGTCGAGCGCCCTTGGAAGGAGCCAATCTCGACGATGTTCGAACTCACCTTGGCCCACTGGGCGAGCCATGCCAGTTCTAAGGGAGACATCCACCCGTCAATCTTGAGGGCGTCGCGAATGTCCATGATATGGGGGACCGGGGGCCAGAAGGGGTAGCTGTCCTCGGTGAGCGTGAACGCATTCCCCTGCTGGTCGTAGTGGCGGCAGAGGATTCCACCGTGCGCGAGGATACGATGCCCTGCCGCCTTGGCCTTCTTGCAGAAGAAGATATCGTCAGTCATCTCGCCCTTGTGGAGGATCTCGTTCACGTCCTTGGGCTCGGCATAGACACCGGCTTCCTTCTCTTCCTCCAAGGTGTTGAGGTCGCGGAACCACGGCTTCGGAAGCGTCGAGAACACGCTCGTCCGAATCACGATGCAAGCGGTCGCTATCTCATCGACCTCGAATATCTCTCCCACCTTCCATTTCCAGTAAGGTCCGCCGCTGGAACCTTTGAAGAGCATCGGGTCAGCGTTCACTCCCTTCGCCGTAACAATGCCGCCGATCACGTCAAATTCGTCGTGCATCTCCAGTTCGCGGACCATGAGCATCGGAGCGTCCGCTGGTGGCACCACGTCGTCGTCGAGCATCATCACGTACTTAGACTTCAGCTCGATGGCCTTCTCAATTATCTCCTCACGTGCCTGCTCGCGAGGCTTCCCCTGCACCGGATAGAGCGCGTGCTTGATATTCATGGGCCAGCACAGGGCAGAGAGCGTGACGGCCCACATCGGCGGGACGTAGCGCCCGGCGAACGGCAGCCCTAACAGCACCTTCATGTTGTAGTCGTCGGGATTGAATGGCATCTAGGCTACCCTCTCTACGTCGATTTTATATCCCTGCGCTTCTACGACTCGCTGACGGTAGTGCTCAAGGCACTCGAATCCGAAGGCCGACTTCTGGCGGTGCTGGAACGACTCTTCGATGGTGGCGCAGTAATTGGTGTAGAACACCGCGAGGTTATTCGATAGGTAGTATTCATCACGCGTGGATTGCCACCAATACAACTGTTCCTTAGTGAGCATCACGTCTCGCCCGACGTACTTACGCGAGGTCTCATTCACCCGTTGGGCGTGGAGCATCGCCTCATCACTGGGCTTCCAGTCAGTGGGCGGAGTCGCCCGATACTTCTTCAGCTCGGCGTACCACGGAATGAAGACTAGGTGCCATCTGCGGAGCCTGTGCTCGGAGAGCTTCTTGACCTGTTGGTGCCACCAGTTCCCACGGCCTTGAGCAGTCGATTCCAGAAGCGCAAACGCCCGGAGGGATTGCGGTATTGTGGGCATCCAGTCATGTTCAATGATTCCAGGGTAGGGCCATGAAGCACATTCAGTGAGATGCGTAACGTCGAACTGGCGACCTTGCCCGAGTCCGCTCTTTTGAGTTCCAAGCTGATAGATGACACGGCTTCCCAGCTTATCGAAAAAGATGTGCTGAGCTTTCTCATCGAATCCAATGGAAGGGCGGAGATAAAATGGCAGGTTGTCGATGATGAGTTTGTCTCGGTCATAAAGCTCCAGTACCTTATCGTCGTCGATCGAGGCGGCCATCGCCCTAGTGTGTTCGCGAGCGGTCATCGCGTGAACGCTGATGGCGCGGCCGAGCGCAGTGGCGCCGAGCTGCCGGGCCTTGTGTAGAAAGATGAGGATTCCATCGACGCTCTCCCCACGCGAAGCCATATCGACCATCTCGTCTTCGAGGCGGGCGATGAACCGGAGGAGAATCTCTTGAGATTCCCATGGCGACGAGAACGTCTCGAGGCCCCCTTGGTCTACCAGCAGGTGAGCGTAGCGCGTGAGCCAGTAGCGGAAGTCGATCATCGACAGGAGCTGCTCGTTGCGAATGAACGCTCTCTCCTCTGCGTTGAGGTCGCGCGCGAGCTGGCCGTCTTCCTTGACGAGTCGCTGGAGGTCGGCCTTGCGCTGCATCACCTCGGGGATGTCGTAGCGCCTAAGCGTCAGCTTAGTGGCCGCTTCGACCTTCGATTGCGAGCGTTCGATGAGTCGCGTCGAGTACATTTATTTTTGGTCCGCGAATCTGCTACTTCCCCACACATGCTCAAAATCTTCACCGCACTTGGGACAGCGTATAGCAGAATGTTCTCCGCAGAGTTCACATCCCACTACACTATCAGTCCACTCTTCAGTAGGGCTTATTTCTCCACATTCTGGGCAACGAACGTCTTTCACTTCCTCATCCACAAATAAATCCATGTTGTCCGGTCTCATGGCACAATCTCCGCATCCTCACTGTCGTCAATCTCTATGCGCTTCCGCGCCTCGTCCAATTCGCGCTTCATCGTGGTCTCATCGTCGCTGTAGGTGACGCCGGGCGGCTCGCCCTTCAATTCCTTCGACTCGACGGGAGCGACGCGGTGGCCGTAAGCGTACTCTAGGTGGAGTTCGAGAGCGTGGGCGATTCGTTTCAGCTCACGGACAAGGAGCTTCACGTCACTGTTGATTTCGATGAGGCTCATTCGAGGAACACCACGATGGAGCCGAGCACATAGAGCGCGACGAACACAGCACGTGCCCAGCCCTCGAGCATCCTCAGCAGCGCCACGAGGACGATGAACCACGCGATGAACTCAATCATGACGCACGCTCCAATATCCTGTTCCGTAGAGAAGCGCATCTTGGATAGCCTGAGTCACCGCCGGGATATTCCATCCACCGAAACAACCGATTAATCGCACGGTAGTATTGGCGTGTCCAGCTTCGGTCATTACCTGTTGGGAATACGTGGACGCTCACGGTCTCACCCCGTTGTTCCACATCCCATAGACCTCCCAGACGACGAACCCGAGCAAGATAAAGCCGACGACGATGATTACCTTTTGGAGCGTCGAGTGCCTTGGCTCAAGTGGGTGGGTCATTTCACGGGCTCCACTTTCACGTCGAGAACGTCACGCACGCTAGCCATGGAGTCCTCCATCGTCGGAGCGCCGCCGTTGTTATTCTGAATAGCGACGAGCGGCCCGCGGTTCCCAGTCAGTTTCATCGTCTCGAAGAGGAGCTTGCGAGAATCAGCGTCCCCGACCTGCCTAATCGTGCCGACGCCATCGCACACAAGACACTTCTTCCACATCCCCCGGCCCTCGTCGTCGAGCTTCTGCAACACCACCTTCTTCTTTGTGTCTGGGTCCTCGACTATCTCGGTGACCGCGATGACCTTCGTCCCCTCGCAATTGGAGCAGGTCACCTCCTTGGACTTCGAGTCGATGGCGACGTCCTCGAGCACCTGAGGGACGTGGGCGCTCATCTTGAGCAACCCCTCGTCGAGCCGATAGCGCTGGATATAGTGCAGGACTTGAGGGTAGGTGAGGCCGACGTCCTTCGCCAATTTGGGCAGAGAGTGCTTCCTGAAGGCGGGATCCATGAGCCGCATGAGAAGTTGCTGCGCTCGTTCATCCGGGGCGGCGTCCATGGCCCGCTCAAGCTCCGCACGTGGCACGGAGGCTTCGAGGCGGCGGAAGACCTTGTCGGTGTAGGGCTTTCCCTTTAGGGGGACCAATTTCATCTCACCTGTCTTAGGGTCCTTGACTGCGCGGCGGCCGGCCATTACCACTCCACCGTTGCTCGAATATTGAAACGCTCCGCGTAGGGCGTCCCTTCGAGATGATGGGAGTTCTCGAACACGAATTCATCATCCTCTAACTTCGGGTCGGGCTTCACGGAAGCGTTCATAAATTGGGTAATTCGCCCATCGGGATGCTGGAAGTTGAGATACCAGTCCTGTTCCACCATTTTCAGGTGAAGGGGGATTGAGACCCTGAGTGTGTCGGGTTCCTCGTTCCCATAGGAAACGGCGTAGTAGGCGTTGAAGAGGGACTTGAGGAGGCTCAAAGCTCTGCCCCATCAGGCCATCCCTGAATCTCTTTGCCTGTTTTGAGCGGACTATCCGCGATTCCCTTCAAAGCGCGCTCGCAGTTATAGCAAATCGTGCGCGGGTCGATCTTGCGGGCGTTATATTCCTTGTGGCAGTTCGAGCACTCGCGCCACCCGTAATCCTGAAAACTAGGATTAAGACTCATCACGGACCTCCACATATTCCAGTTTCCGCCGATATCCCAGCTTGCGGGCGAGTTTCGCGCTAATCTCCCGGCGACCGCCCGTGATGTCACTTAGGTAGGATTGGCTGATTTCCAGCTCCTCGGCCACCAGCTTCCACGATTCGTGCTTATCGTAGAGAGAGTAAATTTTATCCATCGCCGGATTGTCGCTCATACGCTTATCGAGGGAACGATACTTCAATTCGCTGATTTGCGTCAAGCCTTAATTTGGAAATTTTTTACAGAAAAGCGCACGACTGGTTCGCGGTTTCAGGGTGGGGTGGGGTACCCCTTGTGAAAATGATTGGATATTATACCAATTATAATACTATTACTGGTTGGTACACTCTGGGGCGCTGCGAGCTGGCGCACGTTAGGCGCGCTCTAGCGTGATTACTTATCAGTATTCAAGTCGAAAGGGTTAGGATAATGACAATCAGCGATATCATCCGGACAATCAGTAAAGGTATTGACGCGGCCGCCGGACTTATACGCTGCGAGCTCGGCACAAGTGATGTCGAACGGCGCGCGGCGAGTGCCGCGTGGCATCGTAAGGATGCGCGATCCGTGTGCGAATGTCCGCTCGCACTTGCCGCAGTGCAATTCCCATGACTCATCGTTCCATTTGGTCTGGTGGACTGTGCGACACTTTGGGCATACCCAGGTTATAGTACCGCGTATGCGGACTACTGGGAGCGGATTCGCCCATAGATGTGCCTGAGAGGTCGCTGCCATCGTTGGTATCCAATATCTAGAGTAGCATGGTCGCTGGGGCCAGGGCGAGAGTGTCTCATTGTGAGATATCCACACTCGCTCTAACTATTTTAGTCCTAGTACCGAAATAGTGCTTGACAGTAGAATCTAATATAATCATAATTGGCGTATTGGAGGTTACACCACATGAACTCTCGCAGCACAGTCACTCTCGCCGATGGATACAACGGCCATACCGCACGTTTCTACACCAAGCCACTTGAGACCGATGGCGACCTAGTTAAGCTCGCTTGCGCTGAACCTGGACGCGAGTATCTGATTCGCTGGGCGCACAAACAGACAGTATGTGAGGCATTCTTGCGTGAGTTGCGGGGCAGCTCCACGCCCGAGCATCACGCGACCGTCCTGCCGTAGCGGGGCGATTGCCTTGCGCGATGCGTCCGACGCGGGTTTGGCGCATCACGCAACACAATCTACGAAAGGAGTCATACCAATGCGAACAGACGCAACGATTGACCGCAAGCAAGTAATCTGCAAGAAGTCTTCTTACCTCGGATTCAGCAAGGTCACAGCACGAACAGGCGATATGGTTGTCTACTCTGAGGGTACGGAGTGGGGGACGCATGTTGGCCGAGTTATTGGCCGAATCGCCTACGCTCCAGCGTTGGGTAATGAGCAACCAATCCGCAATTACCTAATAGTCGCGTCACTGTCTAATGACTTGACGTTCGTTGGCGAGCGTTGGGTTAACCCTGAAGACGTGTCGCAAGTGTTTGCCGTGCGACCGGAGACAGCGAAGTTACTCGCGTTCTTCCTCTCGCCAGAGTTCGGGCATGAGTCGGTTGATAATCTGCGGCGCTGGACCGAGTCAGGGTTTGCGACCGTGAATGATTGGCTCGCGTATGAGGTCACACACGAACCTGTGAAGTAGTGGATTGCCTTGCTCCGTCCCATTCGCGAGAGTGGGACGTGTGGAGGGTAATCACATGATGCGAACTGGATATATCTACAGGGTACAGACTGACCGTTTTGGCAATGCGCTTGTCACGCGCCTGAAGGATAAGGCGAGTGTGTACCTGCAAGGGGATGATGCGGTCGAGATCGAGAGTCAGTTGGACGCGCTGGAGGCGAGTGCTGAGAGCGGATATCCCAAAGGGCCATTTGAGGATTACGCGTCACACTTGGATGCAGTGCTGGACGCGTACAGTGTTGTGATGGCGTAGGCCGCGATTGCCTTGCGCGTGCCGATTCGCGAAGAGTCGGCATCACGGAGGGTCAATCACATGAGTTGGCTAGAGAGTTTGACAGAGGAAACGCGTCAGCGGATATTCGCCGCGATGCGTGAGATTGATTCGCGATCGCAGCGTTACTACCAGAACAGCGCGAACATGACGCGCGGTACAGGAATGAGCATCCCTGTCGGCGCGGCTGGATTCGATGAGTTCGTGCGTGGGGATTCACTCGCGAGTTATCTGAGGGGATTACGCAAGGGATTGTCGCCGACTGAGGCGATTGAATCAGCGAAGATCGCCGCGCGTGAGTTGGTCAAGTCACATAATGCCAAACGCGCAAAGGACGTGTGCTGGCAGCGCGCCGATATGACCGCTGACAGTACGATTGAGTACGCGCATCGGCAGATTGTTGACGCGACTGTGAATCGCTGATTGTCCTGCCAGCTCGCCCAGTGACAGCACGCGTGCCGGGCGAGCGGGGAGTGCAATCTCAATTGGAGGATGACTTATGAACTACGATAAGGCTAACAGTCAATTGGATGGACGGTGCAAGCTATCGCGCCGAATTGGGAACAATACGTACTTGATTCGCCATTCTGGCGTGCCGGGAGATTCGATCCACTTGAAGTTACACGACACGTACATTATGACGTGGTACGCGGATGGGAGGATTGAGCTAAATTCCGGCGGATGGCGAACAGTTACGACTAAGGCGCGCATGAATGAATATCTTGAGGATGGATGGGGAATCTCTCAGGTTAAGGGACAGTGGTACTTGACGCGCTATCACAATGGGAAACACGAGGACGTGTGTCTCTATGATGATGGGCTGGTAATCAATCCAGATGAGACCGTCATGGGCGGGGAGCCCATTGGCAAAGTGCGCGAATTACTCGCGCTAAGACGCAAGGTTAATCGATTCGCTACAGCCTATGCGAAAGCATTCGCGAGTGGGAATGTTCCAAAGCCCAGTGCGGGAGATTGTTTCTATTGCGTGATGCGCGAAGTTAAGACAGGGAAGCCTCTAGGCGAATGCACGCATGATACGGATCATCTCATCTCACACTTGGATGAGAAGTATTATGTGCCATCGATCCTGCTAAGGGCGATGGAAACGATCCCTGTCTCTAAAGCGTTCGAGCAAACGATCCACGCAAAGTGGGAAGAGAAGCCCGAATATTCATTTTTCAAACTAGATGACACGTGGTTTCAATCTCAGCTTAAAACGACCGTCTCGCGCTATATGCTGAGACAGTTGGGGCAGGCGGCCTAGCAGCGAGTGTACGCAGTAACACAAGTAAGTGGAGTGTGATTCAGTAGACCGCATGGAGGTGCGGCTTCGCCATGGCATTCAATCTACAAATTAAACACGGTGTATCAGAGCTTTGTGATAAGTGCAGAAAGTCGGGCACTGTCGAGAGGCCGCTGGTATATATGTGGACTAGCGGGCGCAGTTACGATCAGCGCAACTTCATTCAAGTTCACAAGGATTGCTTACTGCGACTGATTGCGAAAGAAGAGACACGAGGAGCAGTGGAGGTGACGAAATGACCGCCCGCCTCTCGACCGAACTCGAAACACTCTCCGCGATCAATGAGGGCGCGCGCACCGATGAGTGCGGCACGATAGCGCGCGGGGAGTTCGACACTCACCGCAACATAGTCCAGCTAGAGCAATCGTTCCGGGACGTGGATGCGGACGATATTGCGTGCTACGCCCATTCGCTCGACCTGGACTCCATAATCGAGGTGAGGATGGCGAGGGTGGAGATGGCTTATTTGGACGCGCAGTTCGAGGGGATGGAGAGGTGGAGGCAATGACACACGGGCGGGCAATCCTATTTCTGCCGATGCCTGATTGGGATGGTTCAGGCTATCACTTCGATTATGCAAGCCGCTGGAAGTACGATTGTGTTTCAAAGTGGCATAAGCATCGTGTGTTCTGTCGGACGCTGAACTCCACGCGGGCGAATTGGACCGTTCGCTACAGGTTTTTTAAGTCGTGTTGCGTGGCTATATTTCGGTGGGAGGGAACACGATGAGCCACCTAAATGCCCGCGCGCCCGCTGCTGAGGCTCACGCTTCGATCCACACTCACCGCTGCCAATCGTGCAATAAGCTCCGAGTCTGTCTACAGCGCGAACCGTGTCCCAATCGCGTGATTGAGTACGAGAAGAGATGGTTCTGTGCGAAGTGTCGAGAGGAGGCTCAAAGTGGAAAATAGCCCAATCAGCTCCACAGACCGCTTGCGCCGGCAGCGGAAGGCACTCAGAGAGGGGATCCTAGCGTGCATCCTGATTCTGCTCGCGTGGATAATTCTGCTCACGCTCGTAGCGCCGCGCCTCAAGGGGCAGGAATTGGCCCTAGCAGCCAATATGGGAGGACTTAGCCCTGCGGAGTCTCTACCATCGATGCCCGCGCCGAAAGTAGCGCCTACCTCCCTAGCTATCAGGAATCCGGCCACTCTAGGGAGGTTCTGGGACACTCCCAACCGGACCAGCGCCATCGTGATGCTCGGGCTCGCGGGCGCGGACATGGCCCAGACGTGCCGATTCCTCGCGCGGGGGCGCCATGAAGACTACCTGACTCAATCGTGCGCGGGCAATGTCGCTCTGACTGCGGCCTTCGAGGTCGGAGCGATCGCGGGCGCGTGGGCGCTCCACCGGAGGGGCCATCACAGATTGGAGCGGGTGCCCATGGTGTTTATGGCGGGGCAGAGTGCGAGGGCGATCGCCTATAGCCGTGAGAAGGGGGGATGGTAATGCCTCAAGGAAAAGAGGTAGTGGACGCGATCTATGCGTTTGGGGAATGGAACGACGTGATTCAGGGGACATTCAGGAAGATTGGCGGGGGTCCACCCGTGCTGGGCGATGAGTGTTACACGTGGATTGAGCGGGGTGATCCGAGTGTGAGGCGGTACGCCCGGACTGAGGCGATTATGGGCGTCCAAACCGTTACACCAGAAATTGTGGCGTAATTACCACACTTACTTACTCTCTTCTGTCAGCAGATTCACAGTGGTATGCACAAGAAAAAAACATAAATAAAGGGACACACTGGTGAAGATGCAGCGAGACCAATAGGAACGGGTAATATGAATCTAAAGAACTTATTGGAGTGGCTCTACCGTATCGCTTCCAAATTTGGAGGGGTATATTTATGCAGGTTTGTGACCCCCAAAATCGACCTCAATACGGTGCTAAGTGTATATCCCGATTCGGCTTCGTTGTAGTGCTCGATGAGCCCTAAAGCGCTTAATTCGTCGCCAATCCAGCTCACGGTGCCAGAGGGGAGATTGGTCGCTTTTTGGAGGTCTCCCTTGTTGATATCACCATCGAACGGGATGGAGCGGATGAAGTCCCAGCGCGATGGGCGGACGGCGTCGATGGCGACACGCGATAGGATCGACATGTCGGCTTCGCCGACGCAGGTGGGGCAGCCGAACAGAGAGGCGTGAAAGCGTGCGATGGTTGAAAAGGTCTTGTGGAGGCGTGTGATGCCTTCAGGGGCGCCGACCTCGATTATCTCTCGTTTGCCGCTACTGTCCCGAACAACGGCGGCGCGCATCCGAGCAACGAATAGCGCGAGGTCGATGATGTATTCCTGTTGGGCGTCGCTAAGCTCAGGAGGCATTATCTTGGGGCGGGAGTCAAAGAGGGCGCGAACGAGGCGCTTCGTTTCGTCGCGCACTTCACGTCCATTGGAGATCTGGCGGCAGGCGAAGCGGCCGGCGTCGCGATTGTAGACCGATAGCCAACGAATGTTCGTGAAGCGCTCGCCGAGGTCATGCTGGAAGCTCCAAGCGCGATCTACGGCGAGTGTTGCAGCGGCAATAACCGTGATCTTCCCGCTCCAAGGCTTAGTTTGGCCGTCTCCGCCCTGGCGCCCGAAGTCACCATCGTAGATTTCGCGTAGCTGAGAGAGAACTTCGTTTTTGTCGTTGTCGCGCTTTTGGAGGAATGTGCCGAAGTCCTTCATTATCATAAAGCCAGAGCCGATACGGTGGAGGAGGGAGGATTGGGTTCCTTTCTTGCCGCTGAGAAAGGTCTTGGGGGTGACATCACCGATCAGAAAGGCATTTTCGAGGGCTGATAAGGGGCCTACAGCGATGGAGGTCTTGCCAGAGGATGGCGGGGCGATTACGAGGGGCCAAACGGGCTCATTGTTCGTGAGCCAATGAGAAGCGACTGCTGAGTAGATAATGCGGAGTGCCTCGAAGTCGGGTTTATAGAACCACTGGTTGAGGTGAGAGGTGAGGTTTGACCATGCGACTGATTGCGTTGCCGTCTGGGGTACGGCTTCATCTTGGGGCATTGAGATCCTCTAGGTGCGTGAGTCGGGGCGCCCTAGAGGAGACGCCCCGCCCCGCAATTCCGTTCCTCGCCGGTAACGGGTCCACTGGCCTGTGGACTCCAAGGTCATAGCACGTCCGAGAACGAAATTCAACTTGATTTTACGATTCCGGTGTGATATTATGATTATTCGAGCTGGAGGGCTCATTCATGCCAGACAACCTACCTGTAATATTCTCAGATCGATCGAGGTTTCTTTGAATACCAACGTTGCCCCACCGCGCGCTACCTAGGCTACGCTTGGGGCGGCACAGGCCTGCGCCGAGTCAGGGCCACAATTCCGCTCGTCACAGGCTCCGCCGTTCACGCCGGCCTTGCCGAGATGCTCACTCAAATTCTCAATCAGGGCGACGTGCCAGGGGCGTGGGCTCACGTCGATGTCGAGCAATGCGTCATCGCGGCGCTCAGGGTCTACGCGGATGAGTTGATTGGGCGCGGCCTCGACGTCGAGCTGGGCGAAGACGCTCAATGGGTCACCGACGAGCAGAGAGCGCTCATTGAAGGGCTCGTGCGCGCGTACGCCGTCGCCCCCACTGGCCTCCAAGCTCTTCTCGAACAGTACCGTGTGCTCGAAGTCGAGCGCGAGGACGTATGGGAGGGATTCACTCGCGCCGGCCTAAGTGAGGATGGCGCCCGAATCGATTTCCAGGCGCGCGCCGATGGGCTGCTACAGGAGAGAGGCTCAAGTGACCTCTACGTCCTCTCGTTCAAGACCGCATCGAACTTTGACTATCGCCAAGAGGCGAGCAATCGACATGACGTGCAGGGGCTCAGCGAAGCCGCAGTCATAGAGCGTCGCCTTCGCGCTACGGATCCCGACGCGAGAATCATGGGCATCCAGATGGTCTATCTCATCAAGGGCCAACGGACGCAAGGGGAAGAGGGAGGGCGGTATGTCACACAGTCGAGTCTCATCCACCCGTGGCGCAAAGAAGGCATCACGGAAGCGGAGTATGCGTGGCGCTATAAGTGGGCGGGACCAGATGTGTGGCCCGATTCTGGAAAACTGCGTGGTCATACTCTGGGAAAAGGGTGGACTCGAGTTGATATCTGGAACGATGTCGGTGTCAAAGCGTGGATTGATATGCTTAACAGCGGCACAGTCCAGAGCGACCTTGGAGACCCTTTCGACTCCATAGTGAACATGCCCCTTCCCTACTTCAGGCAGGACAGGGATGTGCGGGACTGGATTGAGCAAGCTAAGAACCAAGAGGCGCGCGTCATCCAAGATCATCAAGCGCTAGAGGGCGTTCGAGCGGCTCAGCCCGAGCTGATGCGCTCCGTCGTCAATGCGCTGGCGCCGGGCTATCGCCGCTCATGTGATTGGCCCTCGAAGTGTCAGTTCCAAGAGGTGTGCTTCGGCGATTCGAGCATGCTGACCAGCCCATTGAGCACGGGGCTCTACGAGATTCGCCGGCCGCACCATCATGCTGAAGCAGCGGCGTTCCGGGCCAAGAGCGAAGTCACCGAGACGAATCACGATGAGGTGCAGGCTGCGGAAGCTGGCGAGAATTAACTTGACATTCCCAGTAAATATAATTATAATAGGTGGAGAATGAGCAACCGAGTCAAATGTCGATTCTGCAAGCACCGCTGGACGCCACGCGCTGACAAGCCGCTTGCGTGCCCGCGTTGCAAGAGATACGAATGGGATAAGTTACCAGAGAGTAAGCCTGAGGGGGCGAAGCAGGAACCCGAGGCTCCGGTCGAGGCAACAGAAGTAAAGTAAGCGCTGGAGGGCGCTTGACAAAGTGAACACCTTAGTGCACACTAAGACAGTGAAGCTACCAACATTTCATTGTCGGAGGTGTGGACACAAATGGCATCCGAGATCGAACGAGAAACCGCTGAGGTGCGCGGCGTGCAAGAGTCCGTATTGGGAGAGAAAGAGGAGTGGAGAAAAATCCCAGGATTTGACGAATACGAAGTGAGTAATTTTGGTCGCGTCAGGAGGACGTGGATGATTGGTGTTGAAACGGGTGGAACGGTGAAAAATAAATATCCCATGGTCAGCCTTCCCTTTGGAGAAGGGTTTCCAAAAATAGGGTCGCGAGAGGGTATTCAGCGGTTCAAAAATACCCGTCAGAAAGTTGGCATTCACCGTTTGGTTGCTTTAGCGTTTATTGGTCCCTGTCCTGAAGGAAAACAAGTTCATCATCGAGACGGGAACAAGAGGAATCCAATAGCACGAAATTTAGAGTACGTGAGCGCGAGCGAGAATATCAAACATGCGTGGGCTACTGGCCTACGAAAACGTCTGTATGGAGAAGAAGCTCCGCGCTCTGTTTTGACGAATAAAGAGCGCACGAAGATTGTAAAGTTACATCGAATGCGTAAAAAGCACGGAAGCACACGGTATCGTTATTCTACGCGTGGACTTGCAGAGATGTTCCAATGCAGTCAAACAGCGATTCGCTATACGCTAAAGAACTGGAGGGTTCTGTAATATGGCGGAAATTATCATAGTTTACGGAGGTTCAGGATCGTTTAAGACGGCGCAGTCCCACTTCCTCGCCAAATATATTTACAAGAAGTACGGCAAGATCACCCAGCTTGCCTCTTGTGATGGCGGAGGATGGAAGCCCTTAGAGCCTGATATTGAAGCAGGACTGATTGAGGCTTGGGGAATTAGCGCGATCGAGAATCCTCGGTCAGTGATGCGGAAACTTAGTCAAGGGTTCTGGCCCAAGATTGTCGAATCGAACGGAACGCGCAAGCTCGTGCTCACTCCGCCGGATGCCTCGACATGGAAGCGTGTCGGCTGCCGGGTGCATGAAGGCTTGACGAGCACCGCGAACATCATCATGCGTGACGCCTTGAACAAGCAGATGGTCGTCGCGGGTGACCAGAAAGGAGAGCGCGGTGCAATCTCGTTCCAAGAAGAGGTCACTATCACAGATGCGAAAGGTCTTGAGTCCAAAGGAGTCGAGAAGTACAGCTTTGCGACTCCGGGAAATTATAACGATGCTCAACGAGCCGTCTACGATTTCGCGTGTAACTACCGCTCGCTTCCATGTCCTTATGTCTACATTACGGCGCTTGAAGCGCGAGGTGAAGAAGAGGACACCAAGAAAACCATCATTGGTCCAGCAGTGGTTGGCAAAGCGATGACAGCGCAGGTCGGGGCGTGGTGCGGAGATTTGATTCATGCGGAGGATTTTTTCGTCGATGTCCCTGATCCAACGCATAAATTGACGGAGGAACAGCGGAAGGCTGGAGCGAAGCAACGCACCATGCAGCAGTCGAAAGCTCGCTACTGGTTTATCAGACATCCAGACCCAGTTACGGGAATGTTGTTCCCTGCAAAGCCTCGTGTAGCACCAGAACAGATTCCCGAGCTGCTCAAGGTCTTCCCTGGCGGCTATTTTGAGCCTACGACTGAGAGTGGATTGGACGCTTATCTTGAGGTTGTAGAGAAGATTCAAGCGGCAGCAGCGGGTGACGTTCGCGAGTGGATGAAGCAGCAAGACTTGGCGCGCGAGGCCGCGAGCAAGGTCGGTGGCACAGAAGCGCCGAAGGCGGACCCCGCCTTAGTGAAGGCGACGATAAGCGGAACGAAGTAAAGAGAACTGGAGGGTGCCCAATGGAATTCAACTCAATCGAAGCTCTGGAAGTCGAAGAGAAGCGCCTCTGGGCCATCGTTCAAGAGCGCGCGAAGGCGAAGGAAGCCGCGCAGCTTGAATGGTTCAATGTTCGCAAGCAGGTTACCGAGCTTCGCGAACGAGAGCGCATTGACGGTCTTGTGGAATCACGCCTCAAGGAAAAGGAGAATCAGAATGGGAAGCAAAAGAAGTCCGATAGACCGCGTTCTGGCGTTCTATCGCGAGTCTTCACCGGACGTCGTTAGGGTCACGCACGCTCTCGCTTCGGAAATAGTAACCGAACGAGGAATCGGCGCGAAGGCTAAGTCCAACGGCGCGGGGAAGCGGGTCTATACGAAGAAATCCAAGCTCACCAATGGAGCATCGGCGAGCGGGACAGATGCAAGTGGAGGACAGCAATGAGTGATATCGATCTGAAGGAGAAGGCAAAGCAGGTGGACTTAAATGACCTCCAGCTTGCCGATGAATTGGTTGACGTGCAGGGTGATGCGGATGCGTTTGCAGGCCCACCGCCCCCAACGGACGGTGACTATCGGGTGAAGCTCTCCCTCGGGAAGCGCGGCGTCAGCCAGGGGAAGGCGAAGGACGGCAAACTCTTCTACATGGCTGATGTCAACGCGAAGGTGACGACGGGAGAGTTCGAGAACCGCATTCTGTTCGACAACGTCTCCACCATGGTGATGCAGAACACGGGGACGTCGAGGATGGCCGGGGTACTCAAGGCTCTTGGGGATCCCGTGGGCGGCCGAGTTTCCATCCTCGAGACGACGCGCAAGTTCGCCGACAAGCTCGCCGGCGAGCCCGAAGTCACGGTCCAGACCCAATGGACCGCCTACTGCCAGGACTGTAAGGCCGAGAACGACGCGAACAAGTCGCGCGGGAAGAAGGGCGGAATCGTGCTCCGCGGCGAGAAGCGATTCCCGCAGAACGGCGGAGGGCATCACCGAGCGCAGGTGGAGTGTCCGAACTGCGGCTCTCTGCTCAATGCGCGTGCGGAGATCGTGGCCTATAAGCCTCTGCCGCCGGAGGCCTGAACCACAACAAGTTTCCGGTCTAGTCGAAAGGCGCAGCAAGACTAAGGCAGCGGTAGTCCATCTGGATGCTCACCGTAAGTTGGCCATAATCGGTGGTAGCAGGTGGCGCGACGAGGCAACCTTGCGTGACCGGAATTAAAACGAGGTAATACGAGATGGGACGCCCACGAAGGCCCAAGCGCAGCTCCAAAAGAGCCAAGTTCTCAGAGAGCGGGAATGCGCGTAAGCCACGGGGGCGTCCCAGCAAGTCCAGTCCCTTACCCAAGAAGGCTCCGACCCCTACGGATTCCCCTCCGTTGGAGCCTTCGGGGGCTGGCTTCGCAACGGAGACAGTCATGCGAATTCTGCCGCTACGAACGTGTCTTGTGAGCGAAGGGCGCAGTGAGATGAATGGGGACAGATTCTGGACGAGGACCTACGTTCTGCCGAGTGGGCGCGAGATTCAGGTCAAGACGGTGATGGAGATGGAGCGAGCCGATGGCGATGGAGCGCGTGGATCTAAACTCAAGTGAGCTGGCGGACGCTGAGGTCGAAATTGTCGATAAGCCCGACTCCGAAACGGAGCCGCCGGTAGAGTTCATCACGGGCGTTGCGGGCACAGGGAAGACGTTCGGCGTCAAGCAAGCTATCGAAGCGGACCCTACATATGGGCTCCTTACGGCGACGACTGGCATAGCGGCGGTGAATCTCGGCGCCGTCACGCTACACTCCGCGCTTGGGCTCCAACCGGAGTCAATCGAAGACGACTATGCGAGCGGGAAGCTCCAACGGATATTGCACCGGGTTGCGCTCCGTACTCACCGCCTTGTGATTGACGAGATGTCGATGCTCGGCGGCCGCGAGATGCTCGACTTCATCTATCTGGCGGCGAAGGAAGCGAATGGCTACGCCGACGTCAAGGAGCCTCTAGGCATCACACTGGTGGGCGACCTTTGCCAGCTCCCGCCAATCAATCAGTCCTGGTGCTTCGAAGCTGAGTGCTGGCCTAAGTTCGACGCCGCTACGACCAAGCTCACGAAGATTTGGAGGCAATCGGATGCCACTTTCATCGATGCTATTAATCGCATTCGCTGCGGGGATGGGCGCGGGGGTGGGCCACTCCTTGGCGAAGCTGGCGTGCAGTTCGATCGAGCAGCGAATCCGGCGTTCGATGGAACGACAATCGTGGGAACGAACGATGAAGTTGCTCGGTACAACAACATCCACTTCATCAAGCTCAAGTCTGCGGCGATGCGCTACCGAACGGAGCGGTGGGGCAAGCAGCGCTCCGAGTGGGTCAAGAATATCCCCGATACGCTGGAGATGAAAGAGGGCGCCTACATCATGGTACTGGCAAATGACACCGCGCGCGACCCAATCACCAAGGAGCCGATGCTGCGTTGGGTCAACGGAGATTGTGGACACGTCGAGGCGATGGGACCGCTCAGTGTCACCGTGAAGCTCGTCCGCACCGGAGCCGTCGAGACCATCCGTGCCATAGAGCGCGAGAACGGCCAGAAGCACTCACCTGAGGAGTTTAGCGACGATGATTGTCAGGAGGCGAAGAAGAATCACTCACGCCTTCCCGATGGCTCCTACTGGGACGCCGAGAAGCGGATTTGGGTCAGGGGAACCGTGCGCTACCTGCCCGTTCGATTGGCCTATGCCACGACCGTTCACAAGTCGCAGGGATTGAGCCTCGATAACATCCAGGTGGACCTACGCCACGCGTTCGTGGGGAAGCCCTCCATGGTCTACGTTGCCATCTCGAGAGCGCGGACGGCGGCAGGATTGAGGCTCATCGGGAACGCCGAGTTGCTCGCGCGGCGGTGTAATGTGGATGAGAAAGTCAGGCGCTGGCTATGACACTCTGGAATCAGACTGGGCATTCAAGCCGCGAGGAACTCCGCGCCGAAGCTCAGAAGCTCATCGACTACTTGAGCGGTCACTTGGACGAGATGGACTCCAAAGAGGCGACGTTCATGACCAATATGATTGACTCGATTGAAGGTGAGGAGTGGGTGCCGTCGCCGAGGCAATTGTTCTGGATGAGAGATTTGAACGTCAAGTATTAGTGGAGGAATACGATGAAGAAAACCAAGCTGACGAAAGCGCAAGTGAAAGTTAAGCATCTGGAGAAATTACTGGAACGGCGCAAACGTGAGATTGAGGGAGTTCGTCGTCGCTGTGATGAACAAGTGGCTCAGATTGAGCGCAAGAACGCATTCACGAAATTTCAGCTTGAATCGATTCTAAAGGGTGAATGGCCGCTCTAAAATGCCCATCCTCCTCAAACCCGACTCCTGCTCCTCGTGCTCGCTCTACGGCGACGGCAAGGGATTCTCGCGCAACGAAGGGCACGGGACGAATGGAGTCCTAGTTGTGGGTGAAGCGCTCGGGCATAACGAGAAGACCGATGGCCTACCGTTCCGGCCCTACGCGCAAAGTGGAAGTTTATTCGAACGTGCATTGAAGCGCTGCGGTCTCTCGCGCGACCAGTTCCATATCACGAACGTTGTCCGCTGCCAGCCTCCGCATGACCATCTCGTCGGCGCAAGCTACGAGTTCGACGCCATCCAGAATTGTCATCAGTATCTGGCGGAGACGCTCCGAGTGTTCAAGCCCCGCTCGATATTGGCGCTCGGTGGCACCGCGGCGCGCGAGCTGACCGGATTCAGCGGGACGAAAGAGGGCGTCTCGTTCATCCGCGGCTACGCCATTCCATGTGCGCTCAAGGAAGCCGAAGGGATTCCCGTTGTCTCGACATTCCACCCTTCGTTCCTGCGCCAAGGGAAGCCTACCTACTTCGGTGTCCTGGTGCATGACCTGATGCGAGCCGTGCAGATTGCTAAGAGCGGCGCGACGACTCCAATCGCCACGACCTACCAGACCCACCCTTCGCTCGACGACGCTCTCGCCTTCGAGCAGCGCTGCTGCGCTGAGCAGGGCCGATGGCTCACCTACGATATCGAGACACCGAACTCGGCCGAGATGAGCGAAGATGAGAGGGATGAGGAGCGAAGCTATGACATCCAGCAAATCCAGTTCTCACTCGGAGTGGGCGAGGGAATCGTATTTCCAGCGACGCCTGAGTTCATGGATATCGCTCGGCGCATCATGGCGCTGGAGCATCGCAAGGCCGGATTCTACAATCACCTTTTCGACGATGCGAGGCTGAGAGCGAATGGTTTCCAGTTCGGCGGCCCGCCGCCTCACGACTTGTATGAGATGTGGCATCACATGCAGCCTGATCTGCCTGCCAATCTACAGTTCGTGGCGAGCTTTTACGGAATGGATTCGCCCTGGAAGCATCTATACGGAGTCGATCTGGCCCTCTACGGCTGCGCTGACGTGGATGCTCCTCATCGCATTCTGGGCGCTCTACCCGAGCAGCTCCGCAAGCGCGGACTCTGGGACGGCTACGAGAGGCTCGTCTACCAAGTACGACCCATCCTAGACCGGATGAGCGAGCGCGGCATTCCCATCAATGACGAGCGCCGGCGTGCCTTCGGCGCGGAGCTGGACATTGTCGCCGCAGAAGTAGATGCGGATATGCAGCGATTGGTGCCTGAGGAAATCCGCCGTCTGAATCCTCCACAAGGATATAAGCGTGGCCCTGAACATAAAGGTAGCAGCATCCCAGCGAATGTGTTTGATGGTATGGATACGTTCGTGAATAAGGGGAAGGACGAAGACGGCGAGCCTGAGACGATTCATGCCGTGTGGAGGCAGCGGAACTTTAGCGGGGCAGTCCGCTGGGTCAAGGTCCTCGACTTCCGCACGTCATCCAAGCAACTAATTAGGTATATGGTTCATAAGGGCCACCCGGTCCCCATGAACATCAAGAAGGGCCGCGAGACCTCGGAGGCGAAGGAGTTGGAGCGCCTCGCGAAGAAGACACATGACCCGCTCTATCGCAAGGTGATCTGGCACCGCGAGGTGCGGCTGATGAAATCGACGTTCGTCGATGGGTGGGCACCGAGTGAGCGCGACGGCCGGGTGCATACCACATTTACGTTCGCCCCGGCGACGCTTCAGCTCAGCTCGCGCGACCCCAATGTCCAGAACGCCCCCGAGCACGAGAAGGAAGGCCGCACGACGGGCCTAGCGGATAAGTTCCAGCGCATCATAGAGGCACCCAATGGCTATAAAATCGTCTCGTTCGACCACAAGTCGTTCCACGCGCTCACGCTTGCACATCTCGCGGGAGATGGCGACTACATGCGCGTGGTGCGGTTGGACGTTCACAGTTTCCTTGCCAGCCAATTCCTCAAGCTGGCTCCGGCACATAAACTGCTCGAAATGCGGGATGAAGAACTGCGTGAGTTTCTTGCGGGAGTTAAGAAAACTCACCGTGCTGTACGCGACGGGAAAGCAAAACGTACGATTCTCGGATGGGGTTTTGGAATGCAGAAGCGAACTCTCTATAACACGTATATGGAAAGTTTCGCCTCCGAGGCTGAAGCAGGGCAGATGATTCAATTACTGGAAGCCTCGTTCCCCAAGACCGTGAAGTGGCGCAAGCAGATCCAATACAAAGCGCACTACGACACTTACCTAGTGAATTCGTTCGGGGCGATCCGCTGGTTCTGGGACGTCTTCAACTTCGGCCCGAACGGCCAGCTACGGAACGGCGAGCAAGCCGAGCAGGCCATCGCCTACCTGCCGGCGTCGAATGCGTTCGGGATGATGCGCGAGGAAGCGCGTGAGATGGAGCGCTGCGGACTGGATGAGCGCTACGGGCTGGTCAACAACGTCCATGATGCGTGGAAGTTCGTCTGCCCTGACGCGCTCGTCGAGGAGTGCCTTCACACAATCAAGCCGCTGATGGAAGCGCCCTCGGCGACGTTCGGTGGGCTGTGGTGCGCGGTGCAGGCGTCGGTGGGTCAGAACAATGCCGCGAAGTCGGCGGAGAATCCGAATGGAAGGGAAGAGGTGAGTGTCAATGTCCAAGATACGATTGAGCAGCGCGCAGTGCGAGAGAATCCGGGAGTCGCTGCGGCACTATGAAGCGCAAAGGGGCCAAGGGCGTCATGCGCCAGTCGAGGACCTCGTCGAGGAAATCCTCAACACGGTCCTATCGGAAATCGAGTTCTCGACGCAAGTGCGCGAGGAACGACCTTATGAACTTGCGGAGCTTATTGGTGGAGGCGTGCAAGCTGCTGGAGCAGTACTACCCCGAACTGTTCACGCGGAGGCTCCGAGTGTGGTGGACGGCGCAGAAGCTCACAGCGCGGAAGCCGGAGCGGAACGACAGCGCGACGATCGCGAGGTTGATGGATGAGATGAGTGAGCGGGCGGCAGGAGACGATTAGGGGACCGCCCATTTGGATTCTTGTAGCAGGGTTCAGGGCTGTAAGAGTTTTTGCGACCACCGAGCGGCGGGCAGCTTGGGTGGCTATCGCGTCAGGAAAGTGAGGGGCGGTGAGATTGCTTGATTTATTCTGCGGACGCTGGGGCTGGTCACGCGCTTTCGCTGCGCGGGGCTGGGAGTGCGTGGGCGTGGACTTGGTAGAGCCTCCTGAGATTCCGCATGGTTGCACGTTCGTGAATGCCAATGTCCTAGATTTTGGCGTTTGCAACGGAAAAGTATGCTCGCTCTCCGGTCACGCATGGGATATAGATTTTATTGTCGCTTCTTCGCCCTGTGAGCAATTCTCCCTTCACGGCATGAAGCATTTCCACCCTAATCCGCCATATCCTGCGTTGGGCGCCGCGCTGTTCAATCACACACGCCATTTGTGCGCGAGTAGCGGCCTGCCTTATGTGATGGAGAATGTCCGAGCGGCTGAAAAGTTTGTCGGCAAGGCAATAAACCGATGCGGACCTTTTTACCTGTGGGGAAATGCCGTACCACCCTTACTCCATCTTGGAATCAAGAAGGGCAATCGCTTCCGTGGAGCTCCGGGTGCGTATATGGAGAAGCGGCCGGCGGGGGTGAGCGTTAAAGAGTGGCGCAACCGTTACCAGCAAGAAGCCGAGAGATTGGCCGGCGGGCGAGCAAACTGCGCGAATTACGCGGCGACCATCCCGCCCGAACTGGCAAACTGTGTTGCTCAATACGCCGAGAGGCTGTTGGAAATGGCGGAGATGCTGAAATGAGACACGACCTCTGCGAATCAGCGAAGCAAGGAAGGCTTTGTATTGACGACCTGTGCCACAACGGCGGCGAGACGCTTTGTGGATTTGACCTGTTCGACTATCAGGACATGCTTGACCTCGACGAAGAAAAATCGGCCGATTTTGATGATTGTATGGACTGTGGAATGTGTGACAACTGTATCGCCCGGACACGCGCATTCTTTGAGGAGATGGAAGAGAATGAGACTTAGAAATGTTGATAGGGCTTTAGGCCATATAGTTTTCGAGGAATCTTCTGCTGAAGTAGATGATGCTTCCGTGAATCGCCTCGCAAGTCTACTCGAACTAGTCGAAGATGAAGAGGCCGATTGGTGGCATAGGAAATGGCATCAAGATACTGGGATTCCGTGCGATGGCTCAAGACAATTCTGCCCATTAGCGATGCGGAGGCAGCCATGAGAGTTAAGTGCAACTCATGCGCGGCTGATTATGATGAGCAGTGGCGCGGAACCACTTGCAGCGCATGTGATGGAATCATTGGAGGAAAAGTAATGACTGGGCCTGAAAACAATCCCCGTGACGATCAGCCGTTTGACCAGAAGTCATACGATGAATGGGCATCTGGGCAGCGTATTGTCTTCCGTGCAATCTGTGAGGAAATCCGCGCTGAGCGTGAAGCTCAAGATGCGGAATGGGGTGGTTCTGCGCACGATGACGCGCATTCACAATTTGATTGGTGGAGCTATATCAAAGCCCACAACGACCGTTCGATTCGCGGACAGAACCGTGACGACTGCCGCTATCAGTTGGTTCGCGTTGCGGCCCTGGCAGTGGCAGCAATCCAGTCTTTTGACCGCAAGCAAAAGGCGGTTGCCGATGGGCGGTAGCCATGATGCTGCCCACGCTGAGCTGGTCGCAAAAAGAATTTTCGGGCGGCTCAGGCACGTAGGCGGCCCGGGGTGCAGATTTTCTAGCAAGGTTCAGTCGAAAAGGAGAAAGACGATGAGACTTAGTGAGGCAATTAATTTGGGGAGTTCGGTACTAAAGCCGATTGGCGCTCATATCGAAGGCTGTGCAATGGGAATGGCATTGATGGCCGTTGATGGAAAAATAGTCGCAAAGGAATCCGCTGAGGCGATTCGCAAACATTGGGAATGGGCGACAGAAATGTTTCTGCCCTCTCCCTGCGAGTGCCCTTCCGAGAGAACGGTCAGGCCAGTGTCGTCTGTAGTTATGCACCTGTTCGATGCCCACGTAATGCAGGGTTCTGGATATGAAGCATGTATTAGGCGCGAACCTTGGTCCAAATGGACGCTTGAGCAGCTAGTGGACTGGGTTCGCTCGGTTGAGCCACCTGAACTTGAGGAAGTTGCAGATGGCGGTAGGGCCGAAACGATCTCGGCTACAAATCCGGTTTGCGCTAAGTAGGAATGTTTTCGGGCGGGGGAGAGGAGAACAGAACGTGAGCGAGCAAACAAAACTACCAATTCAGCGGCATCCGTACTGCAAGGTTGACCGTTGCGAAATCTGCTTGGAGGACTGTCTTGCGCTGAATGATTACCTATTTGAGCGCACGGGCCTACAGCGGAGATTCCATGACATGTTAGGAGAGTATCGGGCGTGGCTGGATAGCTACGGCATACCAGCAGAATCACCTAGTGGATGGGCATTGCCTACAGTCTTTCAAGAGAAGAATGTAGAAGCCTTTATAGCGGAACAAATTGGGCGGGGCGCGGAGGCATCCCAATGAGCGCGACATTCAAACGCAAGGGCGAAAAGACTCGCTATTCCTTTTCTGATGCTCTGTGCATTGGCCGGAAGTGCTGGGCACCAGGGATGTACCAACATCGAGGCGCAACGCTGAGTGGCTCTCGCAATACCGGAAGCCCGGACACGCCCTGCTGTCTCAATAGAGCTTATTGCGGCTGCCCTAGCGGGCCAGTGGGCGAGCGAAAGGAATTTGACGATTACCTGCAAGTGGAAATTACGATTCAGGGCTTGCCGGAACCATCGAAGGAATTGGCGAAAGAACGCAAGTTTGAAGGCTGGAAGTTGGCGTGATCGCGTGGCCCGCAGCCCTAGCCGGGAGCGAGGAGAGCGATGGCAAAGCCAAGTGAGATTGACATTGGGTTCATGGCAGGGGTTGCGTGCGCTCTCGCAGTGGTGGCCCTACACGGCGAGGATACGATCTTCGACGAAATCGTGAAGTCTGTCGGCGAGGAAAAGTTGATTAGCGAATGTCGGCGGCGTGGCGTGATGCGCTGGTCGGGACTGAGCGATTACGTGCGGCGAAAGGCGGTGCCCCATGCCTGACAAACCGGACGTGGACTTAGCGAGGGCGCGGGAATTTACCCGAAGGTTCGCCGCGATAAACGAAATGCCCGGCGAATGGCAGGAATTATTCAGATCGCAGCTTGCCGCAGAGTTCAGGGCCGTGCGGCTGGAAGAGGCGAAGTGGTGGCATAACGCCACGAATCCAGATCACATTTGCGCCGAGTGGCTTGAGCGCAGGAAGGCTTTTGCGGACGAAGAGGAGATGCGGGAGTGCAAGCGAATCGTGGAACTGGAGGCCAGTAAATGAGCACCGGCGAACGAGCGGCGGGCGGGCTTGAAGCGTTGCGCGGACAGTGGAAGCGTGAAGCCCTTGAATTTGAAAGCGAAATAGCTCGCGCAGCAGTGATGATTCGAGCCGACGCGCTGGCTCCGCACATAGCAGCAGCGAAGGAGCGGGAAGAGAAGTTGTGGGCGCTAGTGGATGAATTCGGGTTGCTTCGTAAGGAATGGGAAGCTGACCGGCTGGCCGCGATCCTGGGAGTTCGCCCATGACCCCTCCAATCAAAGCGGGGCAGCGCGGGAGGAAGAAGCAGGTGCGGGAGACTCACGAATCCTTCATTTGCCAAACTGAGTCGGGAACTAGATTTGTATATTTGGGCTGGAAGATGCATCCGGTTGCTCGTGAAGGCGACAAGGTGCGCGTAACCGTTACTTTGCTGGCGAGGACGCGGAAAGGAAGGTGAGAGATGACTGACAAACAGCGGGTGAGCAGGGCGTATCAGGAATATCTCCAAGCAGAAAAGATATTGGGCGATGGCGCGGCAACGGGGCCATACAGGAAAGTGGTTGTGATGGCCCTGATTCGGATAGTCAATCTTTTGGAACGAGGAGCGGCGCGGAAAGGGTGAGCGAACGATGAGCGAGCTTTCACTGGATTCGGCGATTACGATTGCCGAAGAGTTTGTTAAAGAATACCAGCGCCTTGTGAATGGCGGATTTACGCATTGGAATAAAGCGAACATGGGGCGCTTGCTCCAAGCTGGCGTGAATGCCGCCCTGGCCGAGAAGCCAGCCGAGCGGCCAGTGCTCCAAGCGGAGCCGCGAAAGCCGAATCTTACTCCGCTAGAGCTGGCGCTAGAAGTAGGTTGGGAAAAGTGGTATGCGGGTGGTTGTCACGAACCGGGTTGCGGTTGCGTCACGGAGTATATGAAAAATGAACTTGCACCATTTGTCGCACGGGCCGAGCGTGCGGCGTTCGAGAAGGCGGCGCAGTGCGTTGAAATTGGACCGCCGGTGGATATGAATTGGTCGTGGAACCGTGACCAAGTAGCGAAGGCCATCCGTGCGCTGGCCGACTCCCCAGTCAGCGGCGCAGCGAAGGAAAAACGGGATGCCAACACTTAGAGAACTTGATGGGCAATTCATTGCCTACCGCATGGAGAGCAAAGAAGAAATGGCTGCACGAGGCGTTGCGATTCCTGTGGATTATTTCCAGCGCGTAGATTCCTTTGCTGAGGCTCATGGTATTCACTTCCTCTGCCCGAAAGCATTCGCAAAGAACGGCGGTCCAGTAGGAACGCATCGAGTGCAGGTCTACTTTGCCGGCAGTCCTGTGCCACAGCACTTAGGCAAAAACAAAGACGGTCAGACTGTCCGCTGGAATGCGAGCGGAAGCGGATTAGATGATTTGTCGCTCTCGCCGTCCATCCAAGAGCAGGACGACGTTTGTGGCTGGCATGGATTTGTTGGCAATAGCGGAGTTCCAGCGGGAAGTGCGGCATGACCGAGCGCGGCCCCGTGCGGGACGGTGGAGGGGAAAAGTGAGCATCGAATCTGAGAATCCTGAGATTTGGCCGGGAATGAAAAGCGTGGATTTATCTAAGGCATGGCTGCCCGTGCGCCTGTGGTGGGGCTTCAAGGCAACGCGGAACATTCGATTCTGGCAGGATATTGCGCTGGCCAAATTTGTCACCGAGGATTACGAAGGCGCTATTTCTGCTTTGGCGCAAGCGAAGTTCTGGTTTACGGTGAGCGGTATGGCAAGGCATGTCAAGGCGCGTGCCAGCCAGCCGGAAAGGAAGTCCGAATGAACGAGAGAACGAAGTTTCAAGGTTTTCCCTGGTGGGCGCTATTCCCGCTAATTCTGCTGGTTACCGGCTCCGTGTTTTATGGCTATTCAGTGGGCTTAGAAATTGGCAACTCGCGTGGCCGCGCCGAGCAAGCCAAGATCGACGCAGCGAAGCCGCCAGCGGCCCGCGCTGGCTACACGACGAGCCAACTATTCGCGTTTGATGACAACGACATCAGCATCACCGCGCCAGATGGGTGGACGTTCTTTTTCAACTGCCCTGTTGTAGACGCCTCTAACAAGAGGCTTTCGATTGGCTGCACCGAGGAGCGCGCCTTCCAAGCCATCGAGCGATGCAAAAAAGTGGGCCAGTATCTAAGCGGTCCACCGGATTGGAAATGCATTGACTCGCCGTCCGCCCCCGCCCCGAAGCCCAGCAAGGGAAGCGCGCCAGCGACAAAGGACGACGCTAGAGAGGCTATCGAAACCGCCTATATGCGCGGATGGAAGGACGGTTGTATGGCATCACTTTCACCAAGCCGTGCAGCCAAACCGTATCAGTGTGAGCCGCCCGTCGCCGCTTCCAAGCCACAGCCAGCGCCTGAGTCAAAGATTCCCCATTGCAATGGTGAACCCTGCGTCTATATGCCGCTGAGCACATACCAAGAATTTGAGGCGATAGTCGAGAAAGTGTGCCCTAGCCTGATGTTCGATGGCGTAACAGGCCAATGTGAGAATCCTTCATCTAGCGGCCCCTTTATCCCCCTTTGCTCGGCATACAACACCGAGACAGGGGAAGCCACCTGCAAGCCACAGCCTCCACGAGACTGCGAGTGTCACCCGGATGAAAATGGTACATTGACCTGCACTTGCTCAACAGGCGAAGCGATTCACATTTCTGGCGATACCGCCAAGCCACAGCCTGAGGTGCCGCAATGAAGCGTGATTTCAAGCTATTTTGCTGTGAGCACCGGAGGCGCGGAAAGCGAAAGTGGGATGTCGTTCTTACTACTCTCTCGCACAAAGAGGCGTTCAATCAGATGTGCTACTGGAAAATCAACGCGGTTCCGCTAAAGGATTGGGAACATCGGCTGATGATTTACGATGGTTTGCTGAAAGGGCGGAGGGCAAAGTGAGAACCTTGACCGGCTGGGCGATGCTGCTGTGGAGGTTGGGGGCGCTGTACGGGCGTAAAAGTTTCTGGTGGTAAGGGCACGTTCAAAGTAGTACAAATCTAAATAAGGAGCTTCTATGAATCTATCTCGCAGACAATTTAACGGCCATTTGGTCTATGGGGGATTAGGGCTGGCTTTGGCTGGCGCTTCAGTATCACTCGAAGGATGCAGCGCACTCGACAACCTCACCACCTGGGTTCCGGTGGGGCTGGCGGCGTTCGACGGCATCGCGGCTATCGTGGATGGACCGTTCACGGCCATCGCTACCACGGTGGACAACCTGTGGGCCGCTGTGCAGAACGCCATAAACCTCTACCAGCACTCCACCGACCCGCAAGTAACCCGCCTCGACAAAGTAATCGCCACGCTCGACGCGCTCTCAGGTGGACTCACTCAAGCTCTCGCTGCGCTCCCTGTCAGCATCCCCGCCGCCGTCCTCTCAGCGGCAAAGCTCGGCTTGACGTTGCTCATCTCCACGCTGAACAGCATCCGCAACAAGCTCCAGCCTGCGCCCGTTCCTGCGGCCATGAAAGCGGCAATCGGCTCGGTTGCTCCGGCCAAGAACAAAAACGACTTCATCAAAAAGTTCAATGCGATTATGGCTGACAACGGCCAAACGCTTCGGGTGAAATAATGAAGTTCGGCAAACTCCCCGCCGTTCGCAGCCTCAAGATGGCTTCGATGTCCAACCACATGAACATGAGGCTGGTCAAATATCGCCCGGTACGGGCATGGGAGCGCGACATCGTTCTAGGGATGCTAGGCAATGATAGAATCGGCCTTTGCACGGTGGCCGCGATGTACCACCTGCGAATGACCCAACGCTCCGTAGCGCGAGCGGGAAGCCCACTTATCGTCACGGATGCAGAAGCGATTTCCGACTACTCCGCCATCACGGGATACGATGGGACGGAAGCAACGGACAATGGGGCAGTTTGCCTCGACGTAATCAACTGGTACAAGGCCAAGGGGATTATTCTTGGCGCGGCCAGTGTTGACGTTCAGAACATCGAAATGGTGAAGGCCGTCATCGACATCTTCGGCGGAATCTATACGGGATTCACCGTTCCGCAGTCGATGGTGGACGAGCTGAATCAGGGCATAGACCCGACCTTCAAGTTCCTGCCGAATGACAAGCCCACGAACGAAGGCCATTGCGTGAACTGGGAGGGCTACGGATCCATCGGCTCCGCTCTTGATTCCTGGGGCAAGGTCTATCGAACAGTATGGGAGTTCTGGCAGCAATGGGTTACGGAAGCCTACGCCATCGTAACCCCCGATTGGATTAAGGTCTCTGGCGTCTCGCCCAGCGGCCTCGACCTGAACGGACTTATCGAAGACTTGAGCGCGGTGTAGCGTGTTCGGCCACGACGACAAGGATATTCTTCGCCTGCTTCACAAGGTCTTGGATATACTTGAGCGGGCTTTCGCAGTAACCGACTTTCAGCTATTTCAACGAAAAGGAGATTTCATTATGGCAATCGCAGGAGTTCAGGCAGGTTCCACAGGAACCTTCCAGATCAGTCTCGTCCCGCCGAACGGTGTGCCGCTCAGCTCGGGGCCTACCGTCGTGACAGATGACCCACTCGTATCGCTCGGTGCCGTAGGGAGCAATCTTCAGTTTACGGCTTCCGTCGCGGCCGGCGACACCGCGGCATCGTTCAACGTCACCGTGTCGGGCGTGAACGGAGCAGGTTCGCCCATCAGCCACACGTTCAACGTGCCGGTGCTCGCAGCTCCGCCGCCGCAGGTGACGGACTTCGGGCTGGATCAACTGTCCTAGAAAAGCGGAAGCCCCCGAGATGTGGAGGCATCGCCGGGGGCGGAGGTGAATCGCGTTAGACTAGAGGTATGTCTACGCTATCATAAAGGGGTAGCGGCGTCAAGTAGGCGCTGTCGATGACGTTCCCATCGAATATTAGATGCTCGTCGAAGCATCTCAATTCGTTGTTCTCGCGGAATAGCTTCTAAAGTTTTTCGAGCGTTAGCTGCGTTCTCGGGAGTTCTGCCTACTACCAGTGCTGCAAGAGAACCTTCAGTACCACGTCCGGCCGTCCATCTTTCCTTGGCTGCATCACTCATTCTTTTTCGCATTCTGTCACGAATCATTTCAGGGGGTAGCTCTGGGCCATGAAATCTCTTTATGCGTTTAGCGATACTCATAGCAGCTCTGCGCTCTGAAGAATATGGGCCTCTCTTCTTGCCCCGCTGCGATGCAGAACGTTTGTGAATTGTTTCTGGAGATATCTTTCTACCTGTCAATGTCCTGCTAATTTTCTTCCGTATCTGACCCGTGGCGTCATTAAAACCGTCTCCTCCAGATGAAAGATTATAGCCAATTAACTGATTGGTAGAATTTAGGATTAGTATCCATAAAATTTCCTGTCGATTAGCTTCTTCTTGGGATTCCGTTAAAACCAAAGGTTCAATCACGAATGCTGCCGCCCCGTGGTATCGAATCGCGAACTGTAAGTGCCGACGGTAATCTCTGTTTAACTTATAAGCTACCTTAACGTGCTCCTTAAACCGCTGAGTGAGCGATTGCTTCGTTTTGCCGACGTAGTACTTTCCATTTTTCAGATTTGTGATGAGGTAGATTGTTATCAAGTGATTGTTATCCAGCAACCTTCGTTCTCTATGGCACCTTCTATAGCGGGAAATAATTCATCAAACTTTTTCCGGGTGTTGAGGATATCTCCTGTGGCGGGATCTTGAAGTTCACCGACAAGCAAACATCCATCTGATGCTTCAGGCGCATTGCCCCAATGAATTTCAATCATAGACCGATTAGGAACTCCGTTTAGTAAGGGCATAACACGCCCAAAATGAGGAGACGGATAGAGGGTAATTTGATAACGTCCGGTGGGAATAGCGACGCTTATTCGTTCAAGTGTCCATGCGGCATGAACACCGTCGAGGAATAACTCTCCGGGTAGCGCATTAGGTGCTATCGGCAGAGAGCGTCTTAGCAGGAGTTCCATGTCGAGATTTTACTCTAATCCACAGCATCGCGGTGATGAATATCCAGTAGGAACCCATGTCCCGCCACGTCTCCCACTTAGGGAATAGTAAAAGCGAGAAGTCGAACAGGGCCAGTCCAATCCACAAGAGTCCGAGCGTGGCTACAATCCCTTTTCTTCGCTTGAGCAGTGCCAGTGAGCCGAGCAGTGCCAGTGATAGCCCTTCTACGAGTATTGCGGCATGTTCCATGCTTCCCACACCACAATCGCGGAGGCTATGAGGAAAAGGGCCGTGAATCCCATGTAGATGAACGTGTAGATGGGATGCTGCCAGCCGAGAATCCACTGGCACGCCTCGATTGCGGCGTTGCCGATGAATTGAACCTCGAACCAGATATTAATCGCCGGACTGCGGTTCGGTGCTCGCCTCGCCAGCCATATCGCCGCCAGCAGGGAAACTGAAAGAAACCACACCTTCAACTCCGATCTTGCTCTGGAAGTAGTCGGCATCTTCCTGCTTGTCGAAAGAAGCCGAAATCGTCACCTCCTCAGAGATGAACCGCACCACCTTTTGAACATTGCTTGAGCACAATACTTTGAATGCTGTTCCAGGTCGATGACCGCCGCCCATGTTGCCTCCTAGTCTCCGTTGATTCCCATATGCTTCGCCAACTTAATGCGAAGCTGTATGAACTCTTTGTAAAATTTGAAGTATTTCCTGTCGGCCTCAAGATTCTCCTGGTCTATGTGCTTCCTGAGTTCGTGTATCTCTCGCCGGAAAGAACTCACCGTCAACCGGAACATCAAAGCGATGAGTCCGATAAAGGCTGTGATTACCGCTCCCCATGCTGCTGTCTCCACATAGCCCCCTACCTTTTCAGGCTCTCGCTTCGCTCTCCGCCTAAGTCCACGATCTGTTGGTCGTGCCATCTGAGCGCCGGCATGATTACGTCGTGCTGCTTCACCTTCGCTTCCTTCAACCCAATCTCTAAGTCCGTCAGGCGCTTCTCCGTCAGCTTGTCCACCCCGTGACCATTCCCATTGCCATTCTTGCGCTCCCACGGTTTGAACTTCAGGAGTATTCCCAAAGCTGCTAGAAAAAGGGTGCCACCGATTCCTACCTGCTGGGCCGTGGGGTCCATTGGCGTTAATTATGTGGCTAACTCCCTTGAGGTGCAACGTCTTTCGATGGTACATCTCGGCCCTTGAACCGGAGCGAAACGAGCCCTGTAGCAATTAGAGCTTCTCCTGTATGAGCGATATCCGCGTCGCTGTGCGCCAGCCACACAATCAGCACGCCAATGTGCAGCAGATATAGGGCGATGAAATCTCCCCAGTGGCGCTCAACGAAGTCTTTCACGGCTTTGGCGCAGCAGGTGGCAGCGGAGATTTCATGTAGAACGCCACTACGACACCTGCGAGCCCATACCAGAACGACGCATGAGGATGAGAGGCGACGTAGGCAGTCACGGTGGGTGAAGCGTAGTTCCACACCGCCGCTCCCAGCGCCATGACTGTAATCCAGTGCAGCTTCAGGTAATCAGCTATCTGTTGGACGTTCATTGTTTGTTCCTCCTCTATTTGATTCCCTTGTGGATTCGTGCTTGCTCCTCGAGCTTCGGCCGCGCGTAGGATTCGATATCCGCGTCGGGGACGCTCTTTGGAATCGAGACTCGGTACTGCCCCGACTTGGCCCAGCGGATGCCCATGGAGTCGGTCTCCATCTGAATGACTCCGCCTGATGCGCTCGCTCCTCGGCCCAAGATATCGTTCACGGCAGCGACACGCTCCGCGCGGTCCATGTCCTTCCATCGGGGGCCGCGCATCAGGGTCTCGAGCGTCGTTGACTGGCGCGGCGTCACAAGGTCAGAGAGACCGATCTTCCCGAACTCCTGCTTCACGAGGCCTGCTGGGGGCGCCGAGACAATCATCCCGCCCGGAACGGTTTCAGTCGAGCCCGTCGCAACTGGACGTCCCCAGAGATTGCGCTGCTCCGCGCCCTGCTTGACCGGGGCCTCGACATTGCTCCAGCCCGTCGTGCCTGGTGTGGGAGGCTGAACGGGCGAGAATCCCGGCTGTGACGGCGGCGCGGGAATAGGCGCTGCGGGAGCGTAGGGGAATTGAGGCGGTGGAGGTACGGGTCCTGCCGGCGTGCTGTACTGAGGCGCGGTCGGTCCAATAGGCGTCCCATACTGGGGGAGATTTGGCGGCGCGGGAATTCCCTCACCAACCTGACCCGCTTTGTTGACCGCCTTCGCCGCGAGCCGGTTCGGATTATTCAAATCGAGCAACGTACTCACAGGATTGCGTAGATACTCGGTCGCGGCGTGGGGTGAGATGGAGACGCGGGCGGTGTTGGCGATTCGCGTCGAGAGAGGCTTCGGCGTCGGGACCTTGGCCTCGCGGAAGTTCTGCTCCACGTTGCGGAGCGAGCCGTAATCCTTGCGGGCCTCGCGGAACATCGCACCGCCCTCATCGGTCCAATTGTTCGAGATGGTGTCGAACATCTTCTCGCGCAGCTCATCCAGGGCGACGACTTTGCCATGGAGGGTGGGGTCGGCGTTGAGAGCTTGGGCGCGCGCGGAGCCATTCATCTCATAGTATTTATTTACGGCAGGGTCAGCGTTCAGTTCGGTGACCTTCGCGTTCATCTCCTTGACGGTCATGTCGCGGTCGAAAACGTTCGCGAGACGGTCAATCTTCTTCTGAATAGCTGGACGGGTGGCGACGTCAATCTCAGATGGAGTCTCGCGAATCTTCTGAGCGATGTCGCTCGTCGAGTCGCCAGCGTCGGCGAACTTGTCAATCACAGGTTCAACATGGGACTGCCACAGTTCATTCGCCGCCTTACGCGTGGTGGTAGCGGCGCGCATCACTGCCCCTTCACCCTTGGGAACGGGCATCTTCTCGGTCTGAGCGCCGATATACTTGCGTGCGCGAAGCCAATCGCTACGCAGGGATTCCTGCTCTGCGGCGCCGAGTCCGCCCGGAGCGACCGCGTTCTCGTAGGCCATCCCTGAGGCAACGTCAGGCGGCGGGGCAATCGCGTTACGGACTTTGCTCGCGGCCTGATTCACCGCAGGCTTCAGGTTCTTGGAGACTTCAGGAGCAATCTTCTCGCCTCCGAGCACGAGCGCTCCCTGACCACTGAGATGTCCCAGCTCGCCCATCCCCTTGTAAGCGGGATTGGATGGATTAGCGAGTGGCGTTGGCCCTTGAAGCCCCTCATTGATATTCTCGACCGCGCCCATCGCAGGCGGTCCCACGACCGGGATGCTGGCGAGTGCGCGCAACGGGAGCGAAGTGTGCGGCGACGCCGCTGCCCGCTCCTGAGCGGTCTGTGTGTCAGAGATTGCCTCGTCCACGCCGCGAGAGACTCGCGTGATCGGATCCTCGCTGAAGAAGTTCTTCGCGCCGCGGTAGATATCGCCGGGGCTCGGAGCGCCACCGAGAATGTCCTTCACGGTGCTGCCGAACGAGGGAGCACCCTTCGACGCGAGCTGCTGGAGCGAATCTTGATTGAGCCAAGTCTGATAGACAGGTTGCTTCTGGATGACCCGGCGGACCATCTCGTCGTCAGAGAGCTTCGCGTAGGGGATGCCGTCGCCCGTCGTGCCAGTGGGGAACTTGGCGCGGAAGCGCCCGGCGAGCGATTGGATGGTGTGCTGTCCCGCCTCAGGATTGGGCGGAGGGATAGTAGAGAGCGGCGGAGGCGTCTGCGCTGGAGGAGTTGGGGATTGGGTGGCGGTGTCTGGAGGCATCCTAGATTCCTAGCGGATTGTGAGCGTCCGCCGGTGCGGCGGCCGGCGCGGCAGCAGCGGGAGCGTTCGGCTTCGCCTTCGATGGAGTCTTCGGCGGCGTCGGGATGCCACTCTGCCGCGCCGCGCCTCCTGCGCGCACGTCCTCGGGTGTAGGGACACCGCCGCCTGAATAAGCCTGCTTAGTCTGGAGGAAGTTATTGTAATCCTCGGTTACCCTGTCCTCTGCCAGCCCAATCATGTTGTGCATGGACTCCGGCGGGATGACGACGCCGCGGAGCACATCAGGCGTCATCGTGAACTCATTCCCCACACCTACGCGCGCGAGAATCGTAGCCATCCATGGCGCTGAGTGCTGCGCTTCGTTGATGATGTCTTGGGTAATGCGCGCGCCCTTCTGCAAGCCAACGGTCATCCCGATGTGATTGTAGAGCAGGTTAATCATGGCCTGTTGGTCGCCGCCCAGAGCCTTCGGCAGCGCGCTGCTCATCACGTTGTAGCGCTCAATCGAGCTTAGATAGGTGGCTTGGGACTTGGCGACATCAGGAGGTAGCTTGCCACCTACGACGCGGCCGGGGCCGCCCACGCCCGGTGCTGCCCCACCACCTGCGCCCGCCTTGGCGGGCGTTCCCGGAGGCGATGGGATCTGGCCGCGCTTGTTCTCGCTCACGGTCGTCACGGGGACCATCTGGATGGAGCCATCAGGCTGAGGGACCATTTTGTAGCCGTGCTGGACGGCTTGGCGGCTGTTCCAGTCGTTGATGAGGTCCGCGCGCGGAATGCCCTGCTTCAGCCCCTCGTTCATGTAGGACTTGAAGGGAGTGGCGTTCAGACCTGAGAGAGCGACTTGAGCGCCCAGGCCGGCAGGGACGGCGTAGGACTGTCCGCCGATCGATGTTAGGTCGTAGAATTGCTTCGGGTCAACCTTCTCGCCGCCCGTCGTCACGATATCGGGATTCGACTGGAGAATATCGGAGCCCGAGATATTCTTGCTCAGCGTGTGGGGAATGAACGTCCCGATGGGCAAGCCACGACCGCTCTGCACGAGGAACTCTTGGAGCGGGGCATTCGGATTGGCGTCGCGCCAGAGCTTGAACGCTTCCTGACGCGCCTTCGTCTCACCGCTGATCTTGGCGCGCTCCACTGCCTCCGTCGCCGCGGCGTTCTGCTGGTTGCGCTCCTCTGGCGACAAGAGGGGGCTGTAGCGCGGAGGCGCAGGGATGGTCTGTCCCTGTAACGGGACGCCTTGAGGCCCCGCTGCACCACCAGCAGCGATATCGGGTGGCGGAGGGATTCCGGGTGTCGAGGGCGGCGGAGCGGCTGTGGCGGCTCCTGGAGGCGGGGCAGCGCTAATCTGACCCTGTGCCGAGGAGGTCTGGGCGTTCGTTGCGCCCTGGGCGGCCTGCTGACCTGCCGGAGACGCGCCGAGGTTATTGGCCTGCGCCGCGCTCGCCCCGAGCGAGCTGATATCCCCAATCTTCTTGTCGAGCTTCTTGCCCGGCGGCGTCGAGTAGATGCTCAAGAGCCGCTGGGCGATATCCTGCTGAGCCTCGGGTCGGGCGTTCGGGTAGAGCTGCATCAATGTGGAGGCTAGGCCGTGTCGCTGCGCCACCTCCATCTCGGTGGCGCGGATGCGAGCTTGGGTATAGGATTGCGCGAATCCTTGGAGTAGACCCGAAGCTGCGAAACCGCCACCCGACGTGCTCATTTTCCTCCGCCGCCAGCGCCCTTATTACCGAGCGCTCCTGTTCCGGTGCCCTTGGAGCCCATTGCTCCGCCCGCGAGAGTTCCGACCCCAGAGCCGATTCCGCCCCACATCTGCCCCTTCGCCGCCGCTTGCGAGGCTGCGAGATTCTCATTGGAAGCGCCAGCACCAGCGCTCACGCTCCCTGAGCCCGTCCCAGCTCCAGCCGAGCCGAGCGCGAGAGCTTGGAGCTGCGATGCGGCCGTGGGGCCTAGGCCCTGATAGAGATTGGCGATCGACGCGCCTTCCTGCGTCTTAGCCTGAGCCTGAGCGAGATTCTTCTCGCCGCCCATCGGCAGTGTGTTCTGAATCTGCTTCTGAGCAGCGGCGGTCTGAGCGGCGATGGTCTGAGCGTAGGGAGCCGTAGCAGCTTGAGCCGCAGGACCGCCCTTCAGCAAATCCTGCCAATAGTTCGCCGCGGTTCCTAGATTCGGGAGTGCGATGCTTGAGTATTGCTTCAGCAACCCCGCTTCGGTGTTCTGGAGGTTGACCTGACTATCGACAGCGCTTTGAGGGACATGAGGCCCCTTGCCCATTACTTCTCCTCGCGCTTCTTAGTCCACATTTCACGGGTCATAAAGCTCGTGACGCTCGCGCTGGGCTTCCCCTCATACACTGTGAAGTTGGGCACGTCGCCGACGACTTGGAACCCGAGGCGCTTGATGAACTGAATGGCGGCGCGGTTCGCTCGAGGCGTCAGTCCTGCAATCACGTCAAATCCCATCGTGAGGAACCAATGGTCCATCACCGCTCGTCCAAGCTCCATCGAGTCATGGCGGTGCCAATACTCGCGGAAGAACATAAAGTTCCCGACCGCGCGCTTCACTTGGTCGTTCACAAAGACGTGATTCAGAATGACCATCCCGGCGTGTTCCTTCGCATCGCCGTTCGCGTCGTGACCAATGATGAGCTGAACCTTATCGGCAGGCGACGCGAGAATCGCGCCGAACTGCACGAAGCTCATCTCCGGCCCCTCGTGGAAGAACATCCCGAAGGTGCCGTCGTCGTGCATCCGCTTCCACATCCCCGGCAGAAATATCTCCAGACCGGGCATCCGCGCAGCGTCAAAGTCCGTGAGGACCCATTCGAGTTTCTCGCCTCCTACTGCTCCGGCGACAGGAGATGGCCGAACGCGCTCCTCAGAGACTCCGGCATCAGGTGGTTGTAATCTTGAGAGTGGTTCGGCCATGTCATGTCCCCCATGCGTGCCAGCGGACGAGCATGCTGGCGGACGCTAAGATTGGTGTATTGTTCGAGGTACTGGTTGGAGCAAACACATAAATGTCGAAAGTTCCGGGGCTATTCGGGCTAGGCGTGGCGCTCACGGTCATATTCGTCGGGCTTGAGCCGCTGTCAATGCTCGCTACCACATTGGACAACGTACTAAGTCCGGTAGCAACCCCTTTCACACTCCCCTTAACCGAGAGCGCTCCGGTAGACATCCGCGAACCTTGGAGCGCGCCCACGGATTGCACGGCGGAGGCTTGGAGGCCTGAGATATTGTCGTAGGCACTCTTCATGGCGAGGTCGAGTTCCGGGTCCTTGAACGGCGCGGGACGCCACAGTGTCACCGTGGAGGCTTGAACGAACGAGCCATCCGATTCCTGCTGAAGCGTGGTGGCTGAGGGCGACGAGGAACCGCTCGATGCGCCTGTGGGACCGCCAGGAGTCTGCCGCGGCGGATAGTTCTGACCGGGATTGTCCTTGCGAGCCATCAGACGTTCACCACGCCGAACGGCCGGCCAACCTGCTCACGCGACAGAATCGGGACGTTCTTGTAGCCAAGATTAGTGAGCCACTGCTTCACACGCACTTCGCAATCCTCCGCGTAGACTCTGAAGGGAGCGGTTGAGTCGAGCGCGAACGCATAACTGTTGGCCTTGTTCATCGGCAACTGGACGTAGAGGGTGTCTTTCGCCCCATTCGTACTTGGAAGCGTGAACGTCAGCGGTACCGCGCCAGCTACTCCGGGTGTCACGGTGAGCGTCACGGGCGCGCTCGACCGGAGCACAATGTACATATCGCGGATGTGGAACCATCCCTCCATCCCCATGCTGGACTGGGGGAGTTCCCAGTGAGTCGTCTCGGTGGGCTCGTGGCGGTAGAGAATCTCATACTGGTAGAAGATTGGGTTGACCGTGGCCGAGCCCTGCCACAGAATATCGAACTCCATATTGTAGGCGTAAACTTCAACTCCGGCTTGATTGAGTGGAAGCGTGACGCGCTGGCGGCCGGAGCCGGTGATCTGGAGCGCGAACTCCGAGGCAGTCTCGCCGTTGATGCGCGGGATGACAACGATAGGGCTTCCATTAGACGCCCCACCAGGATCCACGTCGAAATTGACCGTCAGATATTCCTTCAGGTTGAGCGGGCGGCCTTGGTCGAACGCTCCTGTTGTGATTTCAACCGGGATGGGCGCGTTCCCTTCATCCGTCGAGCCGGAGACTTGATAGACGTCGCCGTCCGTTCCACCGAAGATGAGCGACGAGTCCGTGTTGGGCTCTGAGTAATTCATGTTCATCTGGTTGGTGTAGGTAGCAGGACGCCAGCGGGAGCGGCGCTCGTCGTAGATGAGAATCTGGCGCAGCCCGGTCGTCAGCCCGGTATAGAAGAACCACACTTCGCCGTTGTGATAGGCCATCCTCAGCCCATCTTCGTCGTCCATGTCGATGGCGTCGTAGCCATTCGTCGGTGTTCCGGCTTCGGCGTCGTTCACGGGGAAGAGAGGGCGGATAGAGTCGTCGATGATGCTCGACTCGGGGCCGCCCTGAGTCCTATAGATCCCATCCTTTGAGACGAAGTAGATTCCCTGCTCGCCCGCGGTGAACGCCCAGCGCCCCTTGAGACCGCGGCGGCACGCCGTCTCGGCGGGCGTGAACGTCACCCCGGCGACGATATTCGGGAGCATTATGTACATCCGCTCGCGCGAGAAGACGAAGGTGCGAAGATTGTAGTCGAGTCCGTTCATGCACTGCTCGCCGGGATTAGCGACGACGACCCACGCTTCAGCGCCCCACAGGTCGGCGTTCCCTGCGTTCGAGAAGTAGACGGCGTCGGGGCGCGCCGGGTCGCCGCACCCAAGGAGACGCCCTGTGCCTGAGGAGACGAATATGACGGGCAAGGGGAAATTGACCGCTTGGACGCTCTGAATGGGCTGGAAGTTATCAATCTGGAGAATGTTCCCTACTTGAGCTACCGAGTCGGGAACGTTGTCGTTGATGAGCAATGTTCCGGCGCCACAGGAGCCCTGAACGAGCGATGCGATAGAGAACTCGCCGACGAAGAACCAATTATTCGGTAGGGTGCCACCGCGGCGGTAGAGCCGCGCCGAGGTCTCTTGTGGGTCCGTGGGCGGCGTGATGCACACATTCGCAGACTGATTGGTTAGCGCGAGCGTGAGAACGGTGCCGTTCACGCCGACCGCGCTGAGATTGATGTCGAACACCTTCCCTGTGGACGTGGCGGAGCCCGCGCCCGTAATGCGAACGTGCGCCGTGATGACAGTCTTGACTACAATCTGCGTGAAATCGGTTCCGGGAGGAAGACTGACGCTCACAGTCCCCTGAGGGAACGTTCCTGCGCCGCCGTCAATCCCCGTGAATGTAACGCCGCCGTCGAGCGAGTAGAAAGATTGATAGGTTCCTTGACCGAACCCGCTCTGAACTAGAGTGAACGAGCGATTCAGATTGAGCGTCAAGGTCTGGAGGATTCCAATGGCGTTGGCGGCAGCAGCGCGCCACAAGCAATCCGTCGTGACCGTTGCTCCAATAGTGCTGGTCGTCGCCACGCCCGTAGCGAACGTCGTCGCGCTTCCGTCAATCGCATTTCCAGGATTCGTGAACGCTCCATCGCCCACAACCGCAGGATTCGTGAACGCTGTCGGCCGGGTCACCGTGGGTGTGACCATGATAGGCGACGGGTTGGACTCGCTCTGCGTGACCGGATTCAGATAAGTGTAGCGCCAGTCATAAGGCGTCCCAGTGCTTGAATTGAGTAGCCCAGCACCGCCAGCCGTCGCCACGGCTTGAAGTGTTGGAGGCGCTACGCCCAGCACTTGATAGTAGCCAGCGCGGCGCTTCATCATCCCGTTCGCGTTCGCGATGATGGCCCACACTGCTGGGTCGGAATCGAACCGGAACTGGACGATTGAGAGCGGCGAACCATCGAACGTTGGGCCGCCGAGAAGCTGGGTGAATACGTTCCCTCCAGGTAAGGGGGCGGTGTAGATATTCCCGTCCGCGTTCGCCGCGAGACGCTCACTTACCACTCCCGGAACGTACTGGGTGAGTAAGAATAGAGTGTTGACTGGTCCTGTCGGCCCGGACAGGACGGTAATCAACCCTCCTGTGGAACTGCTGCTCGCCGGGATTGAACCGTTACTGGTAGTGAATGTAGTCCCTGAAAACACGATTTGATTGACCGTGAAGATGCCGTTGTAGGAGGGATTGGAGCATCCTGTCACCTGAATCACGGTCCCTGCAAAAAATGGAACGAAGGGAGCTGTCCACTGAGGCGGAAGCGTCAGATTCCTGACCGCGGACGTTATCGGATACGTTAGGCCAACGAAGGGCGACGGGAGCGCCGTGATGAGCGCTGTGCCATTGCGCGTCTGGAGCTGGCCCTCAATCTTGCTGACGACGTTCGTTGCGCGGGAATACTTGGCGACGGGAACGAGGTCCACCGGGACGTTCAGGTCCAAGCCCGCGAGTGCGAACTTGGCTGGGCCATCGTGCTGGACTTCTACGCCCACTCTATATCTCCCCTGTCAGGATCCGCGCCAGCTCTATGCCCTCTTGGAATCTGGATTCGGCGTGCGCGGCGCGTTTCGGGTCATTCCCTTCATACTCGCCCACAAGCATATCCGCACGAACACCCCAAGCCAAATAAGGAGTGTAGTCATCCGGGACCGATAGGAACATTCCCGAGCCGTCCACTTGAGTTCCTTGGGCATTGGCGATGATCTCCATCTCTCCGGCGTCCGTGGGCGTTGGGTTCACCGCGATCGTAAGCGACGGGAGATAATCCTCCATGTAAACCTCGGGACGTGTGGCGGTCTTCGTGGGCCATCCTGTGACACCGTGGTCTAGTTCCCAGCCAGTCGCGCGCGGAAGCTCTGTATAGGCCATCGGGTCCGTTTCGTTGGCCCATGCCACACGGCGAAGGTCGATGACGTTCTGCGGGATAGAGTAGCGGAACTGGTTCGATTGGCCCGCTTGATAGGCCACCATGACCGAGACGCCGCTCTCGCTCAGGAATCTCCGCTGACGGTCATTCAGATATTGGATTACCTGGGCGGAGGTCCAGATTTTAGACTGATATGAGGCACCTTGCGTGTCAGGTTCGAGCAGAGAGAGTTGGACGGACGAGAGGATGGTCTGGTCGGTCACGTCGAACTGTGGAGCATCGCTATTGTAGGTGCCCCAACCGAATCGCCCTTGGCCCCAGCCCATTATTGAATCACCGTCGTCGTCGTGCTCACGGCCTTCGTCGGAATCGGCAGAACAACCTTACCCGATAGTCCGTTCACTGAGCTTACGCCCATCGGAATATAAGAGCCGCCATTCATGGAAATCCACATGCACGCGCACTGGAGAGAGTAGCAAAGTTGGGTTGTAGCTGGGACCACGGGGCAAAGTGTGCGGTCAGACATGATGCCAGCAAAATTGACAGGAGAAGTAGCTGGTGGGCCTGTAGATGTGCCAAACACCGAGAATATATCGCTGCCAGCAGATGTATTATCCGCGAAGGATACTTGTCCGCCCCAGTTCTGTGGAGCGCCAACCGGCTGAAATATGACCTGGAAGGTGCAGAACTGGCCGGGCGTCAGCGTAAATCCTGCTCCGGGCGATGCCAGTGTGACCGTCGCGGAAGCTCCACAAGTGTTGTTGGTGAGCGAGAAAATAGAGTTCACCAACATACTGATGCTGCCGACGACTAGATTCGCGGTGCCGACGTTTGTGAGCGTGACGGTTGAACTGGGATTACTTGTTAGTCCCACCGGAGCCTGCCCAACATTTAGATTGATGGGCGAGAATGAGACGAGTGGCGCGGGGACTGCTCCGGCGTAACAGCCACCTGCATCGAAGGGAATCGCTGCTCCGCTTCCATCCGCCTTCCCGCCGAGTGACAGATAGCAGTTGAGTGAGGGGATGGCGTTGACGTGTCCTGCCCAGCCCACAGTAGTCGTGCCGCTCACTGGACATTGAGTTCCCGAAGTGACGGGCACGCCCGCCATCTGGCTAGTTGTGTTCCATGTGCCCGTGCAGTAGACGATGTTTCCGCCCGTAATATCTGGACCGATAGAGGGCCAAGGTAGTGAGCCAAACCATGATGGTTTCGAGGTCAGATAGAAAGACGCTGGGAGTGGCGGTTGTCCAGCGGTTGTGTCCCCCACTACCGGAACAAATCCGGGGTAAGTGGAGAACGAAGCCGCCGCTTCTGAAACAGAGTTGCAATTCCCAGCGTTCGTAAAGAGCGTGTTTCTCGCGTTGCCGCACCAGCGGATAGCTGCCGTCACTACGTCCCAGTTCCCGTAGCGAACAAGCGAGGTCCCCGAGAGCGTATCGTTCGGCATCGAGCCGACGTTGCCCTGACAGCTCACACCGATCTGATAGGCGTAGGTGTGATTGTTAGCTGGGGAGCATGTGCTAGTGAACTGATATGTATTTGTGGCAAAGGCCGGAGTTCCAAAGACGTTGGCGATGTCGTTCGCTCCACGGGAGCCGTAAGAGTGCAGCACCGACATCTGTGTGGGTGATGATGCTAATGTAGGCGGAGCAGAGACGGTCGCCGTGATGAAGTTCCTGAATAGCGTTGGAGCGAATGAAGAATTATGGATACCATCCGCCGCTGCGATGGCGTTGCCGTAGTTGCCTTCGAAGAGATTGTGGTCGGCGGGGCCGTGTTCGTTGAAACACTCTTGGAAGAGATTCGAGGTCGGTGTGGCTTGTAGGCAGGTATTGTAAGCCTCTACGTTCCCATTCGCCGCGCCATCGAAACTCAGAGGAGTCAGTGCCTGCTGGATGATGTTGTTGTGGAACCGAGACGAGGAAACCACGAACCGCCGCACGCCGTAGGGATTCGCATTTCCAGCGATGTGATAGACGTAGTTGCTCACAAACTCGTAGTTGAGCAGGTAGAAGCCGTTGAATCCGTACTGCTGCATGTTCTTGATGGCTACACCGGAAGTCCAGCACTGATAGCAGCCCATCGCAGCAACGCCCACGCCAGTCGTCACTCCCGTTCCATCAATCGAAAGATTCTCAAGCCCGAGCTGCACGGCGGGAGTGAAGGCATAGACATCCGGTGTGTTGGAAACAGGGATATTCGTCGGAACGATGGGCGGAGAGATGGTGAGATTCGTGCCGGAGACATTCGTGACGTAGACAAGTTGTGCCTGCTGACGGCCTGTGTTGAATCCATTCGGCCCGTCTTGGGAGACACCGTTGGGGTTGTTGCATCCGGTTGTTGCGAACTGGTCGCCCGTGTTGAACCACTGGCCGTTGTCGATAGCGCAGCCCGTCGCCGGGTCGCCTGAATAGCCTGTGTCAGCAACGTTGAGCAGGAGCGCCGAAGACGTGGTAATCCCTGTAGAACTTCCTACGCCAATTACCGTCGAGCCTTGGGGGAATCCGCTGGTCCACGTTGTCGTCTGTCCGCCAGCAGAGCCGTTAGGCGTTCCACCCTTCTGGCAGACGAGTGATGGCCCAGCAGAGCCGCAAGCTACTCCTGGCGAGCCTGTGAATGTGAGGAATGTACTGTTCGCTCCGTTGCCTCGCAGGACGAGTTTATTGTGAGAGCTGGGATATAAGATTCCCGTACTGAGAACGAACGTGCCGGAGCCAAGCTGGACGTACTGATTCGCTCCGCAAGCAGCGAGTGCGGTTGTGATAGTTGTCGCTGTTCCCGTGTAGGCCGCGATCGTAGGACCACACTGGGTCCATGAGGCAGAGGGGATATTGAATCCAGCTTTGGTCCAGTCAGTCGCACGACCGGGAGTTACAATCCCATCAGAAGGAAGCGGCGCAGCACCAAGGGCCGCAAACTGTGAAGTAGAGTAGCCCACATTGTAAATCTGGATGTCAGAGTATTCGGTGAATGCTCCCGGTGGCATCCCGGCGTTCTGTCCTACACCCGGTCCACAGTTGGTGGTGCAAAGCGCGATGGAGTTTCCATTTCCGAAGTTAAGATAGAGAGGAGCGCCAGCGGCTCCAGTTGAATACGCCGTTCCAAGCAAAGTTCCCGAAGTGGTGTAAGCCTGGATTACGATGCAGTCGGAGAACTTCGTTATGTCGCCGCAGGCCGCGCTTGGAACGTACTGCCACACAATCTTGATATGCGTGTTTGGCGTGAAGTTGACATGCTGGCCGCCGCTTCCGCCCTCAATAGCCACGGAAGCATTTGTGCCGTTAGCATCATAGTTTCCTAACCGTGACTGGACTCCCGTAATCAGTTGGAAGAAGTCGAAGGTCGTCCCGAAGCTATAGGGAGTCGCTGGAATTGTGGTACAGAACCAGAATGAACCGCCCCATGCGGACGATGCTCCACTCGTGGGAGCACGAAGAAAGATGTTCTGGCTGGCGTTACCGCCGCCAAGAGAGGTGCTGTAATTCAGGTAATTCCCGCTATGGCCCGGAGGGTCGCCGTCAGCACAGGCAGTTGCACTTTGGATCGTCAGCGCACCCGAAGAGTTCGTGATGACCTGGTTGCCACTGCCGTTGTTCGTTCCCGTGCCGAACCAAGAATTGAACAGTGTCAGGCAATCTCCGCTTCCGCCGTTACATGAAACAAGGGTGTGTCCACTAGGGAACTGGGAAAAAGTTTGGAGCGAGTATCCCTGCGCGAAAAGAACGGCGGGAAAGAGCAGCAATAGAAGTAGCCGTTTCAATGCAGCACCACCAGGGATGTAACGCTATTCACCGCCGCGCTTGTCGTCCAGTTTCCGGTGATCGCCGCAGCCGTTGTCTGCACGAAATGTTCCTCATTCTGCGAAACGCTTCCTGAGCTTCCGTCGCGGGTGTAGGCCGGGGTTGTACCAGCGGTGTAGGTGCGCCCGTTCGCGTTCACGTCCGCGACCATCGAGAGCAGGAAGGAATTATTATTGGTTGGCGTGAGCGTTGGACTGGAAGGCGCTGTCGTAACTGCCTGAGTGCCGCAATCTACTTTATCTATAGGAGCCGTGGTCGAGACGTTACTGACTTCTTCGGCCATGAACCAAACGAACGCTGGAGAGCTGCTGAACGTGACGGTGAGAGTCTTGTCATTTGCTCCCCCTGCTAGATTCTTGAGGTAGTAGAACTGGGCGAACATACCGGAGAAATTGCATGTCGTTGAACCGGATGCCCACGCCTGATTAACGTAGGCTGTGCTGCTGGCATTGACGAACGAAGAGATGGTTGCGGTATTCGACCAGACAATCATCACCGCAATCGTGTCGGTAGCCGTTGGGTTGCTGCCAAAGACGAAGGTCTGTGGGCTGCCGCCGCCGTTCCTGAATACGGGAGTGAACGCCTGGACTAGCGCGGGAGTCGGCGGAGGCGCACCAACCACTCGGCGTCTCGCTGTGACAACTTCTTGCAAGGAGCCGAGAAAGAATATTAGGCAGCAGAGAATGGCTTTGAGTTGCATCAGAACGTGTACTCCACAATCATCGCAATGTGCGTTCCCGTGAGCGTCCCACCCATTACCGGGTTGATACCTGTGCCAGTTGTCCAGCTTGCGTTCGAGACTGTTCCGCTGGAACTCATCGCGTTGCTGTTTCCGCAAGTCAGAGCGCCAGAGAGGATAGTTGTGCCTGTGCCGCTCGCTCCGAATGTCGGATTGACTGTCGTCGTATTCGCACCGTTGTCGCTCAGGCATTTTACGGCGGTAATCGTCCGCGTCACACCGGAGTCGTTGTAGCAGGTGTTGTTCGAGATGGCATCGTCGCCTGCCGTCAGAGCGAACGACGAGCCGGAGCCGCCCCATACTTCCGTGCAAGTACTCTTGGTGTACTGGACGGGAATGTCTGCCGTGACCATCGCCCCACATGAATAAATTCCCGCTACTGCCGTGGCGTGAGCAATGTTCGTTGTCGTGGTGCAGGTAGCCGTAGTCACCATCGCCAACGCATCGGCGTTGTTCGTGAAGATATGTCGAATCTTGGCGGTTGAGTCGTAGCCATCCATCGACGTTGCACTGGTCGTGAATCCCGCGCCGGTTGGAACTTTCACTGTGGCCCCAGAGAAGTCCTGCAATCCTGTCCACACATTTGAGGCGTTGTAGAGAGCGGCGTGGCTGGCTGCTGTGAGCATCGCGTCCGTGATGTTGCAATAGGTTGGCGCTGCCGGCGCTCCCGTGCAATTGGCTAGAACTTTATTCGCCCCACCGCTCACGAGCGTCAGCGTCACGGCACCCGTGGAAAGCGAGTTGTTGAAGATGATTCCATCCCCAGTAATACTCGATACGCCCGCTGAGGACGAGCCGCAGCTAAAGACGCCCGTAGCCGTGGTGAATTGCAGCGCGTTGCCGCCACCTATGCAGTTCGGGAATGCTGTGAAGTCGGGCAGGCGCGAGGCGAAGTAATTTATCCCATCCGACCAGAAGAATACGGTCCAGCTTGGAGCGATTAGAAGCGTGGTCGCTCCATTGATGGTGAATCCGCTCGCTGTCGCCGTGACCGTTCCCGTGCCGATATTCTTGATGACGAAAAAGTGATTGAATCCATATCCCGTCGTTGAGGGATTCACGAACGTATAGGTCTGTGCGCCCGCGTTGTTCGCCGTGATGAGATAGCCACGGTCAAAGTCGGTGTTGGCGGTTCCGATGGTATAAGTCGTGCCCGTTTGAGCGTTTATTGGGACACCGGGATTATCAATCGCAGGGTTAACTGCGACACTCCCTGTCACACGATAGTGGACGTTATAATTTCCGTTCACAATGGGCGAGTTCACGCCCGCACACGTCCCACCGCCTCCGTTGTAGAGTGTGGCTCCAGTTGTGCCGCCCGGTGTGCAGCCTCCTCCACCACCGCCTCCACCCAGCCCATAGGCGTAAGCGTTCCCACCCTTCAGGAATACGTGCATCCCGGAGTTGTTGGGGATCGTGATGTTTCCCGTGGCCGCGTTGCCGTGGAGCGTTCCTGCGCTTACCGTCAGCGTCGTAGTTCCTGTTTCGCTGTAGACATCCCACATCTGCCCGTCGCCAAGTGTGGTGTCAATCGTAAAGGTCAGCGTGCCTTGAGCGTTGACCGCGCCTTCAGCCTTTGTGAGCGTGTGATTGCCGGTGTAGTTGACGGCGGCTGTCGCCAAGCTCGCCGTCCTGATTCCGGGCAAGGAGCCATTCGTCTGCCCGATGGACGTGGTGTTCATGTTCTGCCCGAGTTGCAGGGCGTTCGTTGCGCTGATGTTTTGCAGGATGAGTGAAGCGAAGGGAGAGCCGGAGACTAACGGCGCGTTGCTTGATGGGAGATCGGAGCCATTGATTTGAATCGTTGCGCCGAGCGAAGCGGCTGGAGCGGCGATGTATGCCACCATCGGCGCTGGCCCGGTATCGTTATACAAATCCATGATGGAGAAAAAGCCAGCGGTGTTGCCTGCGTAGTACGGTTGGAAGGAGATAAGAGGTGTGATGTTGCCCTGCCACTCTTCTCCGCCAATGAAACGTCCCGATAGACCCGAAATGTGCGGAACGATATAAATTCCCCGCGTGGTTCCTGAAATGTAGTCGAAGTTCATTAACGTGTTGAATTTGCTGATGAATACGGGTGTTGTGGTTTGCCCGACCTGGGCTTGTCCGCCGTTAAGCACGCTGTTGGCAACAAAACTTGAGTTCCGAATCTTGTAGCCGAATGCTCCCGCCCCACTCGACTGGTAATCGTAAAAGAGCACATTCATATAGTCGTCGGGGGAGGCAGAGAAAAAATTGTCATCCTCAAATATCTGGGCGGCATGAGAACTAGTGTTGAACACACCAACGACGCCATTTCCGAATACATCTACGTCCACTTTATTTAATCCAGCACTGCCGTTGGTTATCCAGATTCCGGGGTTGGCAGTGAACACGAAGATGGGAATATGAGGGCGTAGACCGTTGCTGGCATTAATCATGCGTTTTGCGGATAGGTCCGTTCCGTACCAGTTGCCGTTGAATTTCAGGGTGTCCCGCAGACAGACTGACCCATCTTGGATGATGGCGTTCACGCCGGTAAGGTCCAGGAACGTGCTGATCTCGTAGCAGTAGACTTGCGTGGAGTTGTTCTCTACCACCACTGGGAAGCGGCAGGTTCCGCCTGCGCCTGTGACAGCACTGGCGTTTGTGGCCGAAACACAAGCAGCGATATTGGGAGCGTTGTCGAATCTGGCTTGCGCTGTCGTTACGCTCGTGGAAGCGTTGTTTGCCAGCGTGAGTGTCGTTCCCGCGATGTTCGTAATCGTGGTGACAAGCGTATCGTTAACGGGCGATGCGGGAGGCGTTGTCGGTGCCCACCAGCTAACCGGATACCCGCCGGAGATGGTTGCTCCCCAATAGTCCCAAGTATTGTAGGTGGTGTCGGTGTAGCCAAGACTTGCGATGAGCGATTCTCCAACTTTCGTTCCGCCGAGATAGATTTCGTATTGGAGTCCGCCAGCGCCGGGAGTCGGCAGCGCGAGATGGTCGCCCAAGAAGTAGCGGACGTTTCCGCCTGTCGCGGTAGTCGTAGAGATGCCAACGGCGGCGTTGACTCCGCTTACGTATGTGATATGCGTCCCATCAGGAACACTGGCGACGACTTTTACCCCGCCGAACTCCGCATCATCCGTGGTGCCATTGATGGTAATTTCGCAACCTGGAGCTAGTTCTGCTGAACTGGCGATTGTAGCCGTAAAGGTATTGGCTACACCGGAAGCAATGCTGGTGATGGCCTGACTATGTGCTCCGGGCGTTGCGTTTCCTGTTGTCGTGGTTCCAGCAGAAGAAGCAGCGGTAAGTCCCTGCCCTACGTCGCGCATCGCAATTTGATAAGAGCGCGTTGTCGCACCAGCACCAGCAGCAACTACGAATCCCGTGCCAAGCGGTCCAGCAGCGCAGACAGGCGTAACCGTTGGCGCAACCGGCGTGGTCATCGATTGCGAAGCGCCAGCGCCTACGATGGAAAATCCATCCCCAACTTGCAGGCCCGTGTTGGCGGAAACTACCGCTGAGTTGGTGCCGGATGAAATTGTTGCCGTTGGTGCAGGAGTAGCGGTGGGCGCTACTGCTCGGACGCCGAACTTCCGCATGTCCACGCTCGGATTTGGCCCGCGATTTATGTTGTCGTCGCTGTTCGTCAGTACGCCACTGGATTCATTGAGATTTGTAGGTTGGCAAGCTCCTGCGGTCCCAGCGGCTTGGATATTTCCCTGACCGCCAGATGAGGAACAATTCCCACCGCCACCACCTCCACCTGCGGGTTGAGTTAGTTGGCTCCAGTTCGTCCCATCGAAGCTGAATGTCTCATCCGTGCAGCCCGTCGTCTGAATCGCGGTCGTGTTGAGAAAGTTCGCAGGGAAGGCGAACGTCCATGGCGAACCTGCGCCTTGGCAGATATGGAGCTTCATCACGACGCCGTTCACGGGTGTCCCGCTCACGCTCGACGACGTGACGTTTCCGGTGAGCGTGATTCCATAAGCAGCGTTGAGAGTCCCAGAGAATGACGGAGTCGCGCTGAACGCTACCGTCGAGAACGGCAAGGGAGCGCCTACACCTGCTCCTGCGCCATTGGAATTGACGTTAATCCACTTGCCGACAAGACCGTCCCACACCCACGTCGAAGCGGAACAGACGTTGGCGTTCGGCGAGACTGTCACAGGCGAGGGAGATTGGAAGTTGGAAGGGAACGCAAAGGTGAATCCGCCCGTGGCGTTCTGACAAGCAATCAGATAGAGGATCTGGCCGGATTTGATTCCGGGCTGATTCACCGTGGACGAAGTGACGTTCCCACTCAGCGTGATGGCGAACGTGTTCCCTTTGGTCAGGTCGAATACGGGAGTGGCGCTGAACGGAACGGAGACGAACCCGCCGTGGAAGACGCCGATCGCCGCGTCGAGAGTATCGAAATCCTGGTTGATGTAGATTCCACCGTTCGTAGAACCTATTTTTGGCTTCTTTAGTCCAAGATTCGGCGTGGTCGTGAAATCGTTCTGGGCTCTCGCGCCAGCAGCCCACCCGAGCATCAGCAATAGAAGAATCGTCCGTCTCATCATCGCTCTCCTACTGGTTGGAGGTCGCTCTTGGTACGCCGCGGCCGCAGAATGGGCGGGTCAATGTCCATTCCCATCGCCTTCCTGAATAGGCTGGACGAGAGGAGCTTCTCATTCTTCACCGCTGCGGCCTTGAGGAAGGATTGGTAGAGCGGGATTGCGGCGTCGAACTCCGCTCCCCCCTCCTTAAACGCTCCGAGATACTGGCAATAATTGACGAGAGTGTTCAGTTCCTCTGCGCCGATGTCGATTGTGTCGTCTAGGGCGACGAGCTGCGGCGCCGCGGAGAGACCGTCGATGACGAGAGAGTTGTAGCCTACGGCATCGGCCGGCCGGAGCGCGATGAGGCTGATGCCCACGGGAGCCCACTCTTGCGGAGTAGAGGGCCGCCCTTCCCACTTTGGATAGCCCTTATCCCAATTGGTGATGGAGCCCGGAGCGAGCGGAGTGGAGTTGAACTCAACGCGCATTCCAGCGGTGAGAAAGCCCGCGAGACTATAGTAAGGGAGCGTGGGCAGAGTTTGCATGACGATGCGCTGCTTCCAATATCCAGTGAGGCACGACCAGCACCGCAGGGCCTCGTTGATATAGCCCTGTATCTCGGTGGGAGTCCAGAACGGCGAGTTCTCGAAGCGCGCGAAGACCATCGCCTGAACTTGAGCGAGCGTGTATTGGGTGCGCACGGACATTTACTGAACCACCGTCACGTTCCACGCCACGGCATTCGGCGTGATGGGATTGGGCGTGACGTTCGCGAGGCGGACGCTCACCGTGTTCGGGGCGCTGACCCATGCGCTCCAAATTAGACCGAATCCTGGGTCGCCTACAGGTGAGACCGAGGCGACGCCTGAGGTGAGAGCGCCCGAGAGCGCAATAGTCTGCTCTTGGGTGAAGCCTGACGGGATGGTCGTAAACAGGGAGTTGAGCGATAGCGACGCGCCGATCAGAAGCGCACTGACCGCTGAGTTCAGGTCGAGGTCTAGGTAATCCGAAAGTGTGTAAGCGGGCGAAATGGTCGGGGAACCGCCGCTCATCTGGACATCATAGCGCCCGTTCGCCGCGTAGAACAGCCACAGGCCGTTCGCGTCCGAGGTGAAGGGATTCGATTGAGGCGTCGCGAGGTTATCCGAGAAGATTGGAGCGAGCGTGAGCGTCCCTGTCAGGTACACGGTTATCGTCGCCGAGGCGACGCGCGCACCAGTGGACTGGATTTGGGAGTAGCCGAATCGCTTCTCCATCGAAGGCTAGACCTCCGACTTGCCGCCGCGGCCGACGAACGTCGCATCATCCGAGGGCTTGTCACTCTTGGTCGAAGGATTGATGTCGTCGTAGGTAAGGGCGAACTCAATCCCGCCGTTCGCGCTGAGGCCTTCGGGGCCTTTGAGGCCGTAGATGGTCTCGTCGGACGAGAGCGACGGCTTACGCTCGCTCGGGTTCCCGCAGATTTCCTCGACGGGAGTTTTGACCAAGTTGGAATTAGGTTTGTGTTCGGACATCTGAGTTCTCCTTTAGCTATGCTGAGACCGCATGAGACTGCGCCCAATCAGCGCCCATTGCGAAGGGCATAGGAGCCATACCTAGCCCTTGAAAGGTACTTAGCTGATATCGGCAATCTACCATATACACTTCGTCGTCCTCGCGCTCCATCTCGGCGACCTTCATCTGGAATTCTTTCTCGAATGACATGGCGGTGTCCAGTCCGTACATCGGATTGGGAGTGGTCTGGGAGCCACGCCAGCGGCAGACGTCGGCGAGAGCGCCTTTGACGAGAACGTCGGCGTCAATGAACGGCGGGACTAGGCCGTTCGGGTCGTCGAGGTCGGGAAACCGCTTGTCGTAGATGAAGGGGTAGACGCGCTGGGACATGCAGTAGGGCCACAGCTCATACATCGGGATCTGAGCGGTGAAGCCCGGCGTGCAGGGCGAGACGAAGACGTCGTTGAGGACGTAGTTGCCAATGTTGGAGGGGAACTGGACCGTGACGCCATTGGACATCAGGAAGGGCGATTGAGCAGTGGCGAAGGGACCGTTTGGGGCGGAGCCATTGAGCGCCCAGGTGAATTGAGCGGTGCCTACGGGGCCTCCAGTGGTGATATTGATGGAGTAAACGGCGTTGGTGCGACCAGAGAAGGTGCCGAAGAGGACGGGGGCGGCGTCACCCACGGTGCCAACAACTTGGACCGCAGCGCCCACACTTCCGGCCGTAGGCGATGTTGAGTATCGGTAGTCAGCGACCCCATACGCAGTTCCACTCCACGCGCGTTGAGCGTCATACGTATCCAGCTCCTCTTGGCTCAAGTGGAGCCACAGTCGGTAATTGTTGAACGTGTCCTTCAGTGAGATGAAGTCTTGGAAGTCGGCGGGCGGCGTCAGGTAAGCGAGGAAGATTTGATAGCCCGTAGGCGAGCCGGGGACGACCCCGCCGAACGGGAGGTCAATCTGGAGCTGCGTGGCCGAGTCAACCTCGATGATGGTGTAGATTGGGGCGACCGCGCCGAAGCGGAATTGCCGCCCGACGAGCGCGCTGGTCCAGCCTGTTCCAGACCCGGTGATGACAGGGGAGTTGAGCGTCGCTGTAGCGAGCCCGGTCGAATAGACCGTAGGGGTGATGAACTGGTTCTGGCCGATGCGCCATGACCAGAGGCGCTTGCGGCGGATGTCGCGGAACCTAGAGCGAATGAACTGCTGAGCGAGCGTGGTTGGAAGCACTGGCGAGTGCAACTGAAGCGCCCGCCAAAGCTCGGCGTAAGTTTCCTGTGCCATTCACGCTCGCTCCCTTTTCAGTAGCCCCAGACAATGACCGAGGCTCCCGTGTAGGAGCCGCCGGCGGTGATTGTGAGTGTTCCGCCCGAGGCAGTGATGGCGGTCGGCGGGTTGGCGCTCCCGGCGTCCATGGACCACGAGGAGATGGATTTGAGCCCCGTGTTCCAAGTGTCGCCCGAGCCCGTGCCCGCGATGATGGCTCCCACGGAACGGCGGGAGCCCATGACGTTGTCGTAGCGCTTGGTGACTGTGACGGCGGCCATTAGAGCACCTCACCGTCGTCGAGAATCATTGAGCAGGTGACCTGAGTGGTAGTCGCGGCCGTAGTGACCCAGCCGATGACTTTCGACACAGGAGCCGTACCCAAAGTGGTTGCGTCCGCAGCGCCGACTGTGGAGCCGGAGCGCGCGATGACCGCGCCGCCTACCGCGCCCGCTGTCGTGGTTCCGGCGTATGTGAGTACGGCGGCCCCGCCGATTTGCATGGCGAAGTAATTGGAAGCAGCGACGATTCCCGGCGCGCGACCCGCGACACCGTTGATGCCGGCTGCGTTGCGGGTGTCGCCCGTCGCCGCCGTCACAGTGTAGAGAGTACGCTGCGCCCAGAACACGAGCTGGTTCGCTGCCGTCGTCGAACTCGAAGAGTCGAGCTGAACGAGCTGGTAGCGCTTCCCGGTTGAGGCGACGAACTTCTTCCCAAGCTCGCCCGGCTTGTAGGGCGTGGTGATCGCAGTGGTGATTCCGTATGTTTCTGGGTCACCCGTGGAGAGATATACAGTCTGGTCAGTGATTGTCTGTGGCATGGTTCATCTCCCTCCTTAGGATGTGATCCCGTACATCTGCTTGTGGTAGCGCGGGCCAGGAACTGAGATTTGGCACGACGCGAGAACCTGCCCAGAGACCTTCGTGTTGCCCTGAGCGGGCTTGAAGCCTGTGAAGCCGAAGCCGAACATCGGGTCGTCCGAGACGTAGAACCGAAGGAATGGCTTGCGGGCGTTAATCCACCAGAACGTCTCGCCGGACTGGGCGAGAGTTGGGTAGGCAGTGACGGCGCCCTGAGACATCGTCTTCAAGGCTTGGACGGCGATGCGGTTCGACTGGCTCTGGGGCGAGGTCGTGGTGATATCCGTCCCCGGAGCGTAGCGGGACTTGATGATCGTCGCCGAGTTGAACTTTAGCCCGTTGAAGCCGATCGCCGGATCCTGCGTGTCGTTGAAGCGCTGCTGGGTCTGGAACTTCTCCTTCACGTAGGAATACCCGAGAACGGTCGTCACGCCCAGATTGGGTTCGATGTTCCCGAACGAGGCAGTGCCGTAGTTCTCTTCGAGCTGGTTGTACTCGATTGTCCCGTTGATGTTCACGGGGGCGGAGTTGAGCGCGGTGCCGACTTGGCCGCCGCGGGTGATTCCACCGTAGGTTGCGTAGGTGGCGTTGTCCCACGAGACCGTGGTGTTGTCGTTCAGCGCTTCGGCGAAGCCGTTAAAGTTGGAGGTGTAGCCCGCCGTGGTGCCGTTGATGTACTGGAGGATGGACATCTGGGCACCAAGCGTCATGTAAGCGTTGGTCATGCGGCTGTCGATGAGCTTGAACGCCGCCCGAGGCCCCTTGTTCAGGACCTTGATGTCTTCGAGCGACATCGTGACGTTCATCTCGAAGAACTTCATGTTGAGCTGATAGGCCTGTTCCACCTGCTTTTCTGAGATGTCGAACTCCTGACCCTTGGCGTACGGGCCACCGATGAGTCCATCAAAGAAGAAGCCTTCCTGAATGAGCGTGCCGCCATCGAAATCGTCGCGGACGTTCAGCTTCAGATAGGCCAGCAAGGGGTCAGCCTGGAAGACGTTATCGACGAGAGCGGGAGTGTCCTGAATGTAGCGCTCTGTCGCAACGTTAAGTTGATCCAGTTCTGCCATTTCATACCATCGTTGCGGTTGAGCGCATTCGTGGCGCTTCCGCCTCTACTTCACGTGCGATTACTGATGCTTCGACGCGAGGGCTTCCTTTGTCCATGCCTCGGCGAAGTTGGCGGAGCGCTGGGCGTCGGTCATGCCCTTCGTCGCCTCGACCTGCTTCGGCTGCCCGAAAATCGGGTGGTAGGACTTGGAGCCTTCGTCGGGGACATCGCGCTTGGTCATGCCTTCGCGAACGCCTTCTTCGCGAGCCAGCTTGATTTTCTCCTCGAGCGCTTTGTCATTGATTTCCTTCACACGGGGGGCAACATACTCCTCGTAAGCCTTGACCACCGTGAGCCCCTTTTCGATTGCAATCTTTTCGACCGCATCGACGTCGAGGGCTTCATGGAAGTCAGCAGCGTGACGAGAAGCAATTCGCCCCATGTCTTTCGTTACTGCAATGAGTTGGCCGCGTTCGCGAGCGAGAAGGTCTTCGAGTTCCTTCTTCGTGTAGCCGGAAGTGGGAGTTACGGTTGGCGTAACTGTAATGCCAGCCTTCGCTCGTAGTTCCTGCAACTCGGTCTCACGTGCCGCGTCGGTTTCGGCGGCTGTCTTGTACCACTCGCGCCACTGGCCAATCTGAGTATCGACCTTGAGCTTCTCGGCCTTCAACTCGTCCATGTTGCGAGAGTAGTCCGACTGCCGCTTCACGCCCTTCTCCAACTCTTCTGCGAACTTAGCGTTCCCAAGAACCTTAGTCAGGCTCGCCTTCGACTCGTCATCGAGGCCCGCCGTCTTAGCCAGTTCATTGAGATATTCCTGCAACGTGCTCATTTGTCACCTTTCTGCCGCCAGAGGCTCCGCAGTGATTGAACGTGCTTCACTGAGGGCCACCTCCTGGCATCGGTGGTGCTTGGCTTGGGGGAGCTGGCACGCCGCCTGGTCCCGCCGGCGGAGCGGCCGCTTGAGGCGGCGCACCCTGCGGAGGTTGCGGGGGCTGTGCCGGACCTGCGCCCGAAGCCAAAGATTGCTGGGGATTGCCCTGACTCTGCTTCAGGGATGAGATTACCCCAAGTCTCATACTTGCTATCAGTTGAGCCGCGACGGGGACGAATGAGGGGAGCATGTGCCCGAGCGACGTGA